CGCAGTCGCCAGACCGTCGATCTCAGCGACGATATCCATCACGCGCTGCGCCTGGACCGTTGGCACAAAGAGCGACAGGTCGAACTTTCGGGTGGAGCCACGCTTGACCAGAATCTCATTGCCAAAGTCATCATAGCCCTTGCGACTGTGGCTCACGAACTGGGCGCGCGGCAGGTTCTGCACCCGCCCCAGGATATGATTGCGCCCCAGCACGATATGGCCCACCTCGGCCTCAGGGGCCTAAGCAATGGTGATTGATATGCGAAAGAACTATCCCGGACTAACAATTGAGAAGCTTCCCTCGGGAACGCATAGGCTGCGCGTCCGCGTAGAGGGCAAGCCGAACAAAAAGATAAAACTCAATGTTGCGCTCGATCACCCAAGATTTTCTGAGCACTATTGGAATGCGCGGGCAGGTGTAGAGCTCCCAAATGAGCCCGAAACGACTGCTATTCGGAACTCTATTCAATGGCTGACTGAGAAGTACCTTGCCCACTTGGAGAAAATGGTGCGAGCTGGCCAAGCTTCTCCGACAACTCTTCGCAAGAGAAAGAGCCAGTTGCTCTGGTTGTGCTCATTTCAAACCGAAGGAGGGGATGCCTACGGTGATATGAGCTTGGATGCACCAAGCGCGGCATTTGTTCGCGCTCGAGATGCTCGTGCAGCGACGCCTGCTGAAGCGGACAATATCATCAAGGCAGCCCGTGCGATGTATAAATGGGCTTGTGAGGTCGGATATGCGAAGGCCAATCCGCTGGTCGGTATTGGGAAAATCCATAGGAGTTTGGGCGGGGCAAAGCCGTGGACAATCGGCGATCTTAAGCGGTTCAAGGAAAGACACCCGAAGGGAACGATGGCTCATCTCGCACTCACTTTGCACATGTTCACAGGTGCACGTTCCGGCGATGCGATATGGCTAGGGCGACATCATGAGTTCGAGAGTCATGGGATGCGCTGGTTGGGTTGGCAACCGCGGAAGAAGGGGGCTGCGTATGTCGAAATACCGATGGCTGCGCCCCTTCGGGAAGCAGTGGCTGCTGTTGCCCGGATCGGAGATGCGTTCATTTTGAATGAGCATGGGAGGCCATTCAAAAATGCAGATAGCTATCGCAACTGGCTCAAGAAGCGATGCATTGAAGCTGAGCTTGAGGGCAAGTCATCTCACGGAATTCGAAAAGCCCTGGCTGAGCTCTTAGCTGAAGAGGGCTGCAGTGAGCATCAGATCATGGCCGTGCTATCGCACACTCAACCCAGCACATCCGCGATCTACACAAAAGATGCCGAGCGTCGAGTTCTGGCGGCCGAGGCAATGCGTACGATCAACGGATTTGATTGGTGATCTGGACCACGCGCCATTTCAACGTGGTCCGGGACCGCGATTTAGCTTGTAGATTTAAGGTGTTATTTGAGTAATGGTGCCCCCACACGGACTCGAACCGCGGACCTACTGATTACAAATCGGAAATTAATTCACTGATTTCAGTAGCTGTTGGATTAAATTTATCGCCTGTTGGAATGAATGCGGGCTGATCTTCACCCGCGAGACTGACGCAACTTCACAACATTGTTCGCCGCATCAGACCGGGCCCGTGAGTACCGGCTGGTCGTGTTGACGTCCTTATGCTGGGCTGCATCCCGAAGCATGTAGGGGTCAACGCCAAGGCTTTTGGCCTCTGTGACTGCCCCGGCCCGGGTGTCCATCATCCATAGATCCTTAGGCAGCCCTGCTTTGCCGCGGAGTCGAGCCCAAGCCTGCGACCACCCATAGATGGTGTATGGTAGACCGCTACGGGGAGATACGATCACCGGGCCCACAGGGTTCTCCGGGCGAATGTCAGCTAGCCTCTGACGGATCTCCGGGGTGCCGGTCAGGTCGAACGAATATGGCTCGGGCAGGCTCTTGGCCGTTTTCGAGATCAGCTTCTCCATACGGTTTAGATCGTGATCAATCATGTCCCAGGTGAGGCCATCCTGCCACCGCTTGCCGTTGCGGATGATGCCACCCTCAAGCTCGTCAGTTCTGAGCCACTGTCCGCGCACGTCAACGGCGCGAAGGGCGAACTCGTATTGCATCATGATCCCAAGCGCGAAGGCCTTAGCACCCTCAGCATCTGCCGCAGCGATGATAGCATAGACTTGCTCGCGTGTTGGCGCCACCTGCCTTGCCGCACTGTTCTGAAACCGCATTTCGCTCAGAGTCTCGGCCACCTCGCGCGCTGGCTGGATCTTGAGCGCTTTGCCATAGTTCGCAACCCGGCGGAGGGTGTTGAAGAAGCGATGGATGAAGGCGACGGTTCGCCCCTTCTTCTCCATGGCCTTCTGAAGCGTCTTGATAGCCTCATAGTTCATCGCGGAGATCTTGGTGTGACCGATCACATCCTCCAGCTTTTGAAGCTGCTGGATATACCCCTCGCGGGTGTTTGGCTTAACCTCCTGAAACGGAGAATATTCGTCGGTCTGATAGCGAGCGATCAGGTATTTCCATGTGGTGGGGTCGACCTTCGGCTTATCCTGCTCTTCGAACCATTTGAGCATGTCCTTAGTCAGCTCGCGGCACCGCAGCGCGCGCGCAGGTTGGTGTTCGTCGTTCTTGTGACCCGGCGGGTCAAGTTTCACCGATGCTACCGAATATCCGGCTTTCTTATATCTGGCTGGTGGCTTCCATTGCGCATATTGCCGATCGGGATTCTTTCCGCTCCAGCTTATGCCCGGCGCATATAGCGGGTCCGACCCGTCATGAAGCGCGTTTTTATAACCTGTCAAAGTTGAACTCCTCTTCTGGTGTGTCAGCTCTTGCCTCTTGGATCCTGTCTGGAACCTGACGTCGACGCTCAATCCAAGCATCAACATCGGCTTTCAGGTAGGTGCCAGTGATCTTATCGGGCCTTGGGAAACCATCCGTCTCCATCTGCGGCCTCTTTTTTTTGAACGTTTCACGCGACAGACCACACCGCATTGCGGCCCAGGATACGGAGCCGAACAGGCTGATCTCTTCCAAGGTGTGGTCCTTTGGCATGTCAGTTTTCCTGTGCGATGGCGCGTAGTGCAGCTTGCCATGCGGACATCATTGCGACCGGGCTGCATCCACCGGTGGCTTTGTGGTAGGCCTCGACTGCGACCTTTTTTGCCCGCTTGGGCATCCAGTCGCCGGATGAGTCTAGAAGAACTTGGGCGGCCAATTGATCCGGGGTTGCTTCCTCGTGCTCTATCTTGTCGTAAAGAGCTCTTGCTGCAGAATATGCATCCATTGCATCGCCTTGGTTCCATGAACCGGCACCTGTGGCGGCATTAAGGATCGGGATTGCGCGCCTTAGCACCATGCCCATTTGGGCGCGGAGCTTGTCGCGTTCGGCGCGGAGTTCTTCAAGGTCGCGTTCGCGCAATGCGGTCTCGGTGTGGAATACCTTGATGACGCTGGCGAAGAAAAGCTTTGCCGCTTCGCCTGCGTCGCCGGTGAAGGTGAGAGTTCCGTTTTTCCATTCAAGGGTGCCGACTTCCTCATTCTCACTAATGAAAGAGAATTTGTTTGCGGGCGGCGGGGAGTCACTGGCAAAGGCGAGTCCTTGCTCGGGGCTGGTGAGTTTGAGTTGGTTGAACATTGCATCTTCATCCGTGGTCATCATTCTGTTTCTCCTTTTGAGGTTGCGTTGCGGCATTCGGGACAAGTCCAGCCTCCGCCGTCGCCCACCCAGCCGCGCAAGGGCTCCAGCGAACAACGGCCGCCATTCAATTGGAGCCAAACGGTAAACTGGCAGGATCGGCACTGGACCGGGAAATGGGGTTCCTTGGGCGCCGTGGCTGCCAAAATCCAGCGAACAAAACGCGCCGGGACCGGGCGCAAATGGTCGAGATATTCAACCAATATGTGCTGCCATTTCCCTCCGTCGCTCATGGCGTTGAACGTCTCGGTGTCGACCTCATGCACGCTCTGGCGCGGGGCTGGGGAGCACTCGTAGCATCCAAACCCTCCAACCGACCCGCAACGCTGGCACTCATCGTCAGGGTGGCCAGGGGCTGGCTCGGACTTGAGGGCGCGGATCAACTCGGCCTTTGACTCGCATGCGTTGTGCTGCCCTATGTCGTACGCTTCCGCTCTGGTTTGACCCATAAACATAGGAGGAATGGTTGGCTTTTTGATACGAGCGACCACCTCTGCCGCCTCATCCAGCGCCGCATTCCGCGCATTCTCATACATCGGCTTGTACTTTCTGGCCTGTGCGGCAATGGTCATGGCAGAAAGACCCGTGTCACCGACAATAGCCTTCTCAAGAGCGCGGAAGTTTTCACGCCACTCATCGCGCTCCCGGCGTAGCTCGTCCCGTTCTGCCACCAAGGCGCGCATCCGGTCGGCGTCTTGGTGGTGGTGGTTCATCGCGCAGTGCTCGATGTGCTCACAGCGGGAGATGATCGCGGGGGTGGTGATGTCGATCTGGGTCATGGGGCCTCCGGGGTTAGCTGGATTTGGACGCAAAGAGCATGATGCGCTCCTCGACGTGCGGGACGGTGCCCTCGTTGAACATCTGGACCGCCTTCTGTGGGTCGCGGTCCATCGCAACCAAGAGGAGGGTGGCAATGGTGTGGTCCAGCGTGATCAGAACCTGCGACCTATCCTTTACCGGGTCGCGCCCGTCGAGGATCAGTTTAGCTGCCTCTAGGGCGAGTTGGCTGTCTCTGGATGGTTGGTTCATGGGGCCTCCGAGTGGTTAGTAGATTTCAAACCAAGACCAACTGGAATTCCTACGGGCCTCGTCATGGTAGGGATTTCGGGAGATCCTGATGAATGGGCGGTCTCTAAGGATCTGCCAATGCCATGATCCAAAGCGCACATTTAAGATGGCGTTGCTCATCCTGCCTTCTCCATTTGGTCGATATTGCAGAGGTGCGGCTTGAACGAGATCGCCACGACCCACGGGTTAGAGGCCCACGGTGCGCGTTCGGCGTTCAGGCTGTCCCAGAGACGTGAGAATGCGTCAGATGCATCGCGATCATGCTCCCTGATCCACTCCACGCCCTCGGCCACCGCATCCGCCTCACTGATCTCCTGCAGGCGCTGGACGCGCACGTCCGTCACCTCAAGCGTGATCCGGCTCGCCCAGCGGGGCATGTGGATAGAGGGCCGAAGGCGTAGATGTTTCGACCAGTCTATCGACGGGTGGCTGGCCATAGTGGTCTGCATGTTGGCAAGGTGTTCATCAACGTCACCTTGTTCAGCTGCAAAAACCGCATACCCGTTTTCGCCATCGTCAGTCAGATAGTGGGCCTCCCGAACCCACAGGCGCTGACCCGTGCGGAACGGCACAGGCACGTACCAAGCACTTTTTCCGTTCGGATTACTATTCGGGTCCCAAAGTCCATGAACGATGTGCGTGAATTCTAGCCCGTGCTTCAGGCCCTTCTCATACTCGACCAAATTTCCGTTGGCCGAATAGCCGTCAACTGACTGCGTCTTCAATACACGCCGCGTCTGGGTCTTCCCGGTGCCGGGCGCGCGGATCTCGCGCAAGATCGCCTGTACCATTGGGGCACTGAAGAGGATCGGTCTGTCAGTCATGACGGAACCTCGTTCCATTCGCGCCCGTCTAGGAGGCGGCCGGCGCGGGCCTTGCCGATACGAACAGCTTGTTTCCCGTGGTTGTCGATCATCATTGTCTCAACAGGTCCAAAGGAATGCGTGTTGGGTCCGCCAGCACCATCGTTGAAACTGGCGTGCCCCCACCACTTTCCTTTCGGCTTGCGCAGATCGCCATTCTTCTTGGTGTGGGCACTCCATGCGGTGAAACCTGATTGTCCAAATGGCAACCAGTCGCCCCACTGCTTGAAGTGGAAGGCAACACTAGCGGATTGGCACTGGTCACGCAGTGACCGCGCCCAATCAGGGTGCATCGGGCGCGCGCCGGGGCCGCTCTCGCCGCCACAGATGACCCAATCCAGACGGTTCGGGCTCACGCCTGAGCGGTAATAGTCGCATGTCCCGAAACAGCGCTCATCGCTCTCGCAGGTGCAACCCAGCCCGATGCTTAGATCCACCAGACCCAATAGCGGTTCACAGGACAAAAACCGGACGCGCGCTGGGGTTTTCAGCAAAACCGGGATGCGTCGATCCGCTTCGGTCTGGTTCTCGACGGTCGTTCCCAGCCAGACATTGCTCCAGCTGTTGCCCCAGCTATACGGCAGATATCGCTCAATGTTCTGCGGGCGCTTGGTCAGCAGCAACCAGTCCAGGTGCGGCGTGGTGCGGATCAACTCCCAAAGCTCCTGCCGCCATTCCGTCTGGATGCTCTTGTGGTTGTCGAAGACATCAGCCAGCGATGCGCAGAAGACCTTGCGGCGCACGCCTTCCTCTTTGGCAGCGCGGTTCCATTGGATCGGCTTGCCCCATGTCGCGGGCGTGGTGCGGCGGCGCTGTGCGTGCGGCCCCCACTGGACATGTCCAGAGCGCTTGGCCCAGCCCTCGGCGTAGCAGTGGTCACAGGCGGGGCTTACTGCCGTGCATCCGGTCCACGGATTGAAGGTGTGGTCTGTCCATTCGATTTTGCTGTTCTCAGCCATTGGATTTTTTCTCCTTCTCCCACGGCGGGGTGTCGATTGTGGGCGGCTTGGCGTCCTTCCGGCGCGTGCTGATCTGTTGGGCGATCCCGAGGATGGTCTTTTTGGGCAGGCGGCGGGCCGGGGGCTGAAGGTGAGACTGCCTCTCGACAAAGTTCTTGCGTTCAACTGGCATGGCGATCCTTTCCTACTGAATTGGTTGATCAGGCTCTGGCACGCCCACTGGCGGACAGCCGGCCGCACGCCAGTTCTTGTCCATGGTCTCTGCGAGGGCGCATTGCTGGAGAAGGATTGCCTGCCACTGGCGCAACTCAGTGTTCTTTGTGTCCAGATCCCGTGCCCAATTCCTGAGGCTTTCGGTGCCCCAAGTGTTCTTGAGGTGAGGTGTGTCGCAGTAATTGAAGAATACCCGATGTCCTCGCTTCCGATCGAAGCAAACACCATAGTCGATGCGGACGCCCGGCCGGGGGTTGAAGCCGAGCCGACCTTTCTTGTCCTTGTAGAAGGGCAGGGACTTGGCGGGGGCTTTTCTGATTTTGACGTGGGGCATGCTGGCCACCGGTCACGCGATAAGGGAAAGGATTACCGCAGCCAGCAATGCTGATACGGTGACCACGATGATTGTGATGCTGTGGCGCCCGAGAAATGATTGCTCCGCATCGCGGATGCGGCGTTGGATTTCCTCTTCATCCATCAGATCAGCTCCCCGTCCGGGATGATGATCACGCCACGCTGGATCAGGAGCGCATGGGTCTCGGTGAGGCCGTGCAGCATCCGCTCCTGCACCGCGGTCTTGTAGTGGGCTTCCAGATACCGCAGAGCGTCCTGGTCGACCCCATCAAGGATCGCGTGACATGTGGCGCAGCCAAAGGCCGCAGCCATATCAGTTACCTTGGTCGAGACCCCTTTGCCCCAGACAGGCAGGTGACAGGCGACCGTGGTTTCCGGGCTGGAGCATTTCTTACCGGGGATGAATGAGGCGATGCGCAGGGTGCAGGGTGATCCCTCTGCTGCGCGCATAATGGCCTCGGAGCGAACTTTGGACAGGCGGTTGGGGTTGTAGTGGTTCATTCCGGCTTACTCCCTAATCCGCACCATCCGGTGTCGTGATCCGGCACGCCGAAGCCCGCCGGGTTCTTGGCGACGTTTGCGACAGCCTTTTTCAGATAGTGATCAGAGTTCTTTGCGGGCTTGCCGTTCTTTTCAGCCTCCGCCTGGGCGAGGCAGGCGCACTCGCGTTTGACCGCACTTTGGAAGAGAGGATGTTCGGCAGGCAGGGGGAGCCAGCGCCACAGGATGCATTGATCCGCGCGGCACTTCCCACTCTTCCCGTCACCATGGATGCGGGCAGTGGGGCAGTCGTATCCGCGGGCTTCTTCTGGTGTGAGAAATCCTGTCATGCCGCCACCCGCAGGTAGTGGGCCGCGAAAAGAGCGGCGACAGCGACGGCCAGAAGGATCGCTGCAGGGCAGTTATGGCCGCCCCACAGATACATGAAGCCTGTGAAGGTAAATGCCGCTGATATCAGGTAGGCGATACTCCAGAGGGCAATCATTCTTCACCTCCTTCCTGATCGGCCTCGTTGTAGGCGTCATTCCAGCCTGCCAGCCAATCCGTGCGCTGCGGGTCATCTTCATAAGGGCAATCACTTGCGCCCTTTTCCTGACCAAACGCGGTGGCCCCCTCGTCGTATTCAAACGATCTTTCCGGGGTGCCACCGCCCTCTTGGCTCTCCTGCTCGACAGGCGCCGCCTCCTCGTCGGCGGGGAGGATCTCGCCGTCGAGGGTGTTCGGGTCTTCTTCTGGCGTGACGTCTTCTGCCGGCGCGGCCTGCTGGCGGGCGTTTCGGGCCATGGCTGCAAAGCCGCCTTCCTTCGGCTCAGGGGTCACGTCGCGCATGGTTGGGGCGTCCTTGATCTCGTCCTTCTCGTAGACGCCGAGGAGCACGTCAGGGAAATGGCGTCGGCACATGGCGCGGGCGCTGTAATACCAGAGCTGCTGGTCGGGATCAGACTTCCACAGCGGGGAGTTTTTGGTGGTGATGGAGCCGATCTCAGGGGAGGTGTAGACGATCTCCTCTCCGTCCTCCTCCGATACACAACGCAGGACGCACTGGCGCTTGGCACCTTCGCCAATGTAGTTACCCTTGATCCGCCCCTTGATCGGGGCGCGCTGCTCGATGACGGCTTGGATCAGCTGGGCCTCGTACACGATCCGGTCATTGACCATGTAGGATTTGTTCGCGACTGCAAACGGGTCCATCCGCCAGTTGAGGGCCTGAAGCGATACCGCCATGCAGGCGCCGGGCTGCCCGCGCAGATGCTTCGGGACCGCCTGCTTTGCAACGGACATAAGTTTGGAAAATTCCATGACTTGGCCCATGTCTTTGAACTCAAGCCCTCCAACAGTGCTGGATACCTCGGTGAGAGCCATGGCCTGCTTGTCGATAGAGCCCTCGATGCGCTGCTCAAGGGTGGTGGTGTCAGAAACAGGCTTGTTGCTCATGCTCGATCCCCCAGCAGTTCGTTGATGCGGCGGACCGTGCGCTCGATGACAATTCTCGGAGAAGTAGGCCCCTCGTCGCTCCTGAGCGTGAGCTGATAGGGGCAATCCATTCGCATTTCGGGATGCTGGTATTTGATCAGAGCCTCAAGCGCGGAGCGCGCAATCATCAGTTCGTCACGGGTTTTCGTGAGCAGAGCATTTGCGTTGTCGATGACGACGCTGACCTGCTGGCATTCATCGAAGTGTTGTTTGACCGTCTTGCTCATGGGGCAACTCCTGCTGTCTGCATTTCTTCAAGGATTTGCTGGCGCTTCTCGTCCGACCAGTGGAAGTAACCGGGCTGCTCACCCGGCTCTGGCCAGTAGCCAGCGTCCAGACATTCTTTGAACCGGCGAAGGCTCTTGTGGTTGTGGAAGGTGCCGAAGGCGATTTCCTCCTCACCGATCTCAATTGGGATGCAAAAGTGCGGGCGGCGGTCACTCTGGAAGAGGAGGCCCGCAGCGCTCGGGGGGTGGCCTGTCAGGATCTCGAAACCCTCACATGCAAAGGCGATCTGCATGTCATAGCGGTGCTTCTCGATCGCGCGATAGCACAGTGCATGATCGAATGGCTGACCCTGTGGTGAGATCTTTTTGTAATCTCCCACGAAACCATCAAAGGCCACCTGATCTGGTCGGGACAGGCACCAGATACCGGTGCGTGGATCCTGCCACGCCATCGTCACCTCTGGGATGCCACCAAGGATTGCGGCAGCGGCCGGGTCGCGCTGGAGTGCCCTGCCCATATCTTGGATCAGCTGGAACTGGCTTTCCGTGATCTGGTCACGGTGATCGTTGTCAGCCTCTTTCCAGAAGGACATGGACGTCATCGCGGACTTAGATCCACGGCCCTCCTTGATCGCGGCCAGCTGCTGGCGCGTGGGGCGGTTGGGACGATTGTCGGGAAGCACATAGAAATGCTCCTCCACCTCATCGGCGCCACCCTCGATGTAGGCAGCCATGGCGCGCCCAAGGCGCAGCGCGTCGGTATCCTCGCGTGTGAACTTGTCCGGATCTGTGTTCAGGTCGTGGAAAGCCCAGACGTCACCGGGGTATTCCTGCTCCATGCGGCGCAGCACGCCACTGGTGATGCTGACGCCATCGCAGCACTGGCTGTGGTGGACGTCCAGAGGGATGTTGTAAAAACCGGGCTCAGAGATCTTCTCGTCCGGGGCAAGGGTGCGGATCTCGATGCTCATCAGAGCTGCACCTTCACGTGAGGGATCTCCCTGTCGATCATCATGTTGATCAGATGCTCATAGGACCGGGGCTTGGCGGCGGTGATCGCTACCACGATCTCGGCTGTGATAGCCTTGCGATGCTCGGCGTCGGCCTTGCGCTTGGCCTCAGCCTCCTCGGCGGCGCGCTTCTCATCCTCAATGCGCTTGCGTTCGGCGGCGGCAGCCTCCAGCTCGCGGGCCTTAGCGGCTTCAAGCTCCTGACGGTGGCGCTCTTCTGCTTCCTTGGCCTCGCGGGCAATGCGCTCCTCGCGGGCCTTGGCGGCTGCCTCTGCCTCTTGGCGGGCCTTCTCTTCTGCTGCGGCCTGTTCCTTGGCGCGCTGCTCCTCTGCGGCTTTGGCTGCGGCCTCCGCTTCGGCTTTGGCTGCCTCTTCGGCCTCCTTCGCTTCGCGCTCCGCTTTCTCGCGGCGCAACTCCTCCAGCTCACGCTCCTGCGCCTCGCGCTGTTCCGCGATGCCCAGATCCGATTTGAATTTGGTCAGCGCCGCGGCCTTCTGCTCTCGCGCGTCACCTTCGAATTCTTCCCAGCTTTCGTTGATCTCGACGGCCTCGATGCGCTCGATCAGCGCTTTGATCTCGAAGCTGGCGGCGTGGCTGTCCAGCTGCTCCAGATCAAACTGATCCAGCGCCTTCATATGCTTTGCCTGCCGCTCGGCTTCCTTCTTCTCGAACTCCTCCGCCGGCGCCTTGATCTTGTCGCGCAGCGCGTCCAGGCGCTCCACTGCGGTCTTGCCGCGGGCGTTCACCTCTGCGGTCTTGGTGCGCCATTCTTCGGTGATCTCCTTGCGGACGCTCTCAAGCACCGTCTTGGATTTCGAAACCTTAGAGGCAAAGGAGCGCGCCTCCTTGCGGCCTTTGGCTGTGGTATAGTCGTGTTCGACCTTTTCCACCGCCTTCTCAATCTTGGAGACGAGCTCCTCGATTCCGCCATCGCGCTTGAAATATGCGGGCAGCTCTTCCTTGGATGGTAGGGTGATCAGGTCTGTTCCAGTTTCGTCGGCCATTTGGTCCTCATCAAATAAAGGGGCCGGCAGGTGGCGGTGTGAGTGCACCGTGAGTGGTGGATTGAGGCCACCTGCCGACAGTTGCGCGCCGCGGGACATTGAGGCTGCCCTGACAGGGGAAAGGGCATGCAGCGCGAGTTCAGACAAAGCTCCCCCGGCACCTCCCGAGGGAGGAGTGTTCGTTCAGCGCTGGTGGAGAGTTGGGCGCGGGCCTTCCGCAAGGCTTAACTGATCAAGCCAACCGCACCAATTCGGTGCTACGACAGGGCGTAGAAAATCAGGTCGAAAAAGGCAAAGAATGCCCGCATGATCGTCGGCAGGAGCAAGAGGCTCGCCGCAACGAGCAGCGCCACCAGCACAACTCCCAAAAAACGTGCTGCGTTATCCGCCTTAATGGTTTCCTCATTGAGATCACCAAACGCCTGTGACAAGCGACCAAGGGTCATCGGGTCATCAGACTGCGCAAGGCCTCGCGCTTGGTCAATAATCGGTGTCTTCGTATCCATAGTCTCGCTCCTGCATGAGGCGGTCCGCCGTTTCCTGGGCGGCCCACTCCTTCGCCACGCTGTCGTCTGGTGAGGACAGCTCTCGTCCCTTCTTGCAGGTGCACGCCACCGACACATGGCCCTCGGCCCAAGGGTATCCAGCCATCCTGTGCCCGTTCCCTTCGTACTTCAGTCCAGTGTCCTTGCAGTCGCGACAGGCATAATTTGGGTATTTGGCCTGTTGTTCCGGCATGGGCGTCACCTTGTTGATGACACCCAAGCTATAGTTATAAAACTATCGAGGCAATACCTTAAATAGTGGTAAAACTAAAAAACTGAAAGCCAACCCACTGTGTGGGGGACGCTATCGATTACACCTATTTCGCTGTGCTCTCGCACTTCGAAGCCAAAGCGTCGAAATATTCTGTATATCTTTGAGGGCATTAGGGCGATCAGCTCTCGGCCGCCCAATTCGCGCGCCGTTGAGGCAGTGCGATCAACGATTTCTCTCTGAACAAGCATCTGCTGTTTCATTGGCAGAGATCTGTCCACAAAAAATCTCGTTGCTTCAAACAGTTGAGGGTCTAGAGGTAGGTTGGGCGGAAGCATGCCGATTGGGATGCCTGAGATCAGTCCCAACTGAGCGTCTCTCAGCATATAGCTGCACCCGCCGTAGCTAGGGGCATCGGTTCGTAGCAGCCGCGATCCGCCAACACAGCGCCCATCGTCATCAGTCACAATGATCCAGCGCGCCCCTGGTCTATCGTACCAGTCGAACTCAACGCCCTCGATGTGGGGAAGGTCCCAGCCCTTATGGTCGACAAACTCAGCCTTCCGAAGTGACCAGTATTCTGACCAGGCGGGTCCGATTGATGTGGCTTCAGTAAAGCTGACTGCGAAAGACTTCATGAAAATACTCCTTGCTCATGTGGAGAGGAGTATCTGGCCAAACTATTCTAGCGGAAATGCCCATTTAGCCGGGCAAAGCCATGCTATTCGTTTCGAAGTATCCGCAGGAGTTGTGCGTCCGAGTTTGCGCCGTATTTCTGAAAAAGTCTCTTTTTGGCTGACTTAACTCCGTCAACTGAAATTCCCAATATATCGGCTATCTGGTTGTATTGGAGGCCTACACCTAGCAGATCGACCAAGCCTTGTTGTGAACTTGTCAAAGGTTCGATCATGTCAGATGAGCTGATTGCGAGCCGTTTGATGCTCTCTTGAACAAACTTGAGATCTCCAGTGGTCAGGCTGCCATCGTGGACTGAGCTCACCACGTAGCCATTCAGAGAGAACGCAAAACCTTCAATCATCCCGAAGTCCTCGGCAGCACTCATGACCGGGCTCTTCCTCATGCGTCGCTTGATCTCGGTCCAGCGAATGGGGGCGGTGCCGGCCAGCGCGCAGAACGGCAGAGGATCGAGATTGAAAAATCCATTTTCAAAATAATGCTGCTGCCAATCTTCGCGAAAGGTGGACGTGAACGCTGGTTCACTGCCATGAAAACCCTTTCCTATTGCATACTTAGGAAAGCCAAGTTTCTCTAGCTCTACACCGATAGATTGCAAAGTTGTAGACACGTCAAATTCTCCTTGTTACAAATTTTGCACCCGTGGGGGTTCAATTGATAGTGGTGTAATAGTTTGAGAACTACAAGGGAAATATGATGTCAAAGCGGGTTCAGCTGCTCCGGACAGCCGGGCAGATCCATAGAAAGAAGGGTGATGAGGGGCTAGCCGAGGCGGTTAGCTTGCTAGCACAGCTTCTAGAACCCGAAGTGCCTGCGGTAGTTTCGAATCATCAGCCCCAGCAATCAGAGCAATGATTTTCGCGCGAGGGTTTTCCTCGCCCTCAAGGAATAGCTGGGACGGGTTGATATCCAGCATCTTTGCCCACACCGATAGAGCTTCTAGTGGGATCGCCCACTTAAACTTCTCCGCTTGGTAGTAGTAAGACCCGTGGCGATCGATTGCCTCGGATAGCTCGGTTTTCTTGATCTTTTTGGCTACCCGCGCTGCTTCAATGGTCTCCCATTGGTGCAGGGTTTCGGCAGATGCTGGTGTCTGTTGCTTTGTCATAGCTGCATTTTAGTCTGAAAACTATTGGTGAGCAATAACAGGAATTTAGAACCCGTGGGGGTGCAAATATGCTGCTCAATAGTGTCACCACTATTGCAAAAAGATAGTTGTGAAACTACGAATGGGGTAAACAGGCAAGGAAATCCCCATGTGGCGAGAGTTCGAAGTACCCCCCACGGCAGATGCGATTCGCGAAGCGGCAAAGAAGGCCCTGCCGGAAGTTCTGGAAAAGACTGGTCTGAAGAAAACTAAACTTAGTGTTCGACTATTTGACTGTCCGTCCGCCCTCACTCGGTTCTTGAACGGGGGCAAGTTTGAGCATGAACGGCTTCGCATCCTCGTAGAAGGGTTTGATGATTATCTCGGCGTTTCGCCGGAGGATGATGAGAAGGCGGGCTGATGTATGTCAGTCGCAGGGGAAACTCTCTCTAAGGCTTGTGAGAAATATCTCCGATGCCAGATTGTGCCGTTCCTCAGGGTGATCAATCAATCGTTTCCTGAATATGTCGACGTACTGTTTACGAGTGCTGTCGTTTGGTGGGCAAAATCCGAGTGTGTTGCGAGATGCTTCGCGTACGGAAACTGCAGTATTTTCGGTACCTTTGTACTCAAAGTGGGTCAAGAGTGTTCCGAAATAGAGGCCATCAAGCAGAGCATTGATGTACCCATTACAGTATCCCCACCATGCATCTTTGCTATCGTATTGCTCGATGCAGCCATTCATCAAGTCATTGCCGTTCATAGCTTGAGCCGAGACTTGGCTAGCTGGTTGCCCCAACCCAATCAGCGCCGCTGCGATCATCAATCCACGCATATCAATCTCCCTTTGCCAATGGGGGCAGTCTGCGCGGGTTTTCCGAATTTCTCAACAATTTCGAAGGCTGCGGCGCTGTGCCGTAGTCAAACATCAGGAGGCCACCATGGCATCTGAAGGCAAGGAAGTGCGAGCAGCACACGATGGGCCGGACATTTCCCACGATCAACTCATTGGGAAGGCCGAGGAGTTCAATCGAGAGGACAGCCAGCGTGCCTCCTCTGCGGGCGAAACGCGGCAAAAGATCGGCCAGCTCCTCGACACCACGGCGCTGAATAGCAAGGCGTTCTCATGGGCGCGGCAGATCCTCAAGGTGAACGAAAAGTCCAATGGGCAGGCGAAGGCGATGGATATCATCATGTCGCTGGAAACCGTTCTGCCGATGCTGCGCGACCACGTGTCGGGGCAGGGCACGCGATCGATGGACCTGGACAACCCCAACGAGGCGCCGGAGCAGGAAGAGCCGAAAAAGGCCAAGCCTGCGGGCAAGAAGAAGCCCAAGAACGAACCGGCCACCATTCCGGTCGAAGCGCATCCCGAAGACGCTGAAACCGCCGAGTTCAACGCTGAGGTGGACGACGCCATGGGCGAGGATGATGCGGTCGAACCGTATGACCCTGCCGCCGACGACGAAACGCCCATTGATTTCGGCGGGGAGGACAACGCGGCATGAGCGGTTTTCTTACCGACAATCCCGCCCAAAACGTTGCCGCGCTGGAGCAAATGAAACAATTGGAGCGGGGCTGGCGCGTGGCGTCGTTGCAGCGGTCGGCTGAACAGGCGTTTGTCTCTCAGCTGTCCGTCAAGGCGCGGCTTCGGTCCACCATAGCGCTCAATTGGGTCGCGTGATGCAGATCCTCGCGATGGATGTTGCCACAAACACAGGGCTTTGCGTCGGGTCTCCCGGCGCAATCCCCCGCGCCTGGACTGTCAACCTTGGTGAGGCGCCACAGGGTGGGCGAATGACCAAGGAGGACAAGGAGCGTCTGGATGCACAGCGGTTTTCCAATGTGCTGCAGCTAACCCATGGCCTTATTGCCAAAAACGAGCCCGACCTGATTGTGATCGAGGCCCCTATCGGTGGGCGTGAAGCCAATGCCTACTTGATCGGGCTTGTAGCCTGCATCCGGGGATGTGCAGCCAACCGCGGCGTCAAGTGCATCACCTCCCATGAGAGCACAGTGCGAAAGCACTTTCTCGGGAAAGCCTATCGAGCCGCCGATTTCCCAACCCTGAAAAAAGCCGAGGCCAAAAAGGCCATCAAGCGGCTGGTCGCGCAGCGCTGCCGATCCCTCAAGTGGGAGCCTGAGACGCTGGACGAGGCCGACGCTATGGCGCTGTGGGATTGGGCCTGCGCAACACAGGTGAAGGGGTTCCAAGCGGCTCCTGTCGGGGGGCTGTTCACATGAAGCCTACGCACGCCCTGCAACGCGCCATTGAACGCTGCCCCGGTGTCTGCCCGGGGGTTCTGATCCGGGGGCTGAATTGGGCCGTCACGAACCGCCGGCATGATGTGGTGCAGTTCCTGACGTCGCTGCCGGGTGACGGGTTGAGGGAGCTTTACCGCTTCAAGCTTTCCGACGGTCAGACGCGCTTTGTGATCTGCTGCGGCGTCACCGGCTACGTCATCACCATTCTAGAGCCCGGGCACCACGTCCGGACGCACCACGGTCTGTTCGTCTTGGGTGAGGTGGGCCTTGAAGAATTACCACAAGAAAAAACTGAGGAGATCGAGCGATGAGCAAAGGCTACATCTACATATTGAGCAACCCGATGATGCCAGGACTGGTGAAGATCGGGAAAACCACACGCGAAGTGAATGCGCGGGCTGTTGAATTGTACCAGACCGGGGTGCCGACGCCGTTTAAGGTCGAGCATCAGGTACTGACCCCGGATTGCCATGTGCTGGAGTTGAAGGTTCACAAGGCATTGGATCAATTCCGCGTCGATCCGGGCCGTGAGTTTTTCAAAGTTGATGTTGAATCTGCCTTTTCCCAAGTCACAGATTTGCACCGCGAAATAGTGGAGGAATGGCTGAGCGAGTTCCTTCCAGAGCATATTCCTATCCCAAGCAATGAGTTGGTCTGCGCCGGGGAAATGTCGATACTGGCGCATGAATTGAATGTTTCTATTCAAGACGTTGCCGATGCTTTTGGCCGTGTCACCTCTGATGAATTGAAGCCAGCGCTTCAGCGCTCCCGGCCGATCCGGACTACTCTCAGCGTGGTGGGGTCGAAATGAGCAGATATGTTGCATCATTGGTCTATCGAAAACGGGCTGGCTCCATGGCGAGGAAGGCCATTCTGGCTTATTGCGCCGAACGTGCAAACGATGATGGTAGCGGCATCTGGTGTTCCAAAGTCACTATCTCCAAAGAGGTTGAGTGTTCAAAAAAGACGGTGATTGAGACCTTCAACGACTTCGTTTCTGAGGGCATCCTTGTGCCCACCGGGAAGCGCAAAGTTCGGAACGGGTTTGTCCACGTCTACCAGATAAATCTGGGTGTTGTTTCGGCTCTCGAAGACGCAATTTCACACGAGGAAATAACGGGTGTAAATTTGAACCCGTCACCTGACGTGACCCCAAGAGGTAACGTGGCTACACCCCAAGAGGTAACGTCAGGTGACCCAAACCGTCCTAGAACCGTCCTAGAACCGTCCATTACCCCCAACCCCCAAGAGGGGGCTGATGATCTGTTCTCAGAAATTGGTGAGATGGTTTCGAAGCCAAATGCCGATGATGATCTGTCTCATGGCTTCGAAGAGATTTGGAAGGCGTTCCCTCGTAAACCGAATATGCCAGGCAAGGATGTTTGCAAGCGAGAGTACAAACGGGTTCTGAAGAAGGTATCTCATTCTGACCTCATGCGCGCAGTGCGTGCCTACGCCAAGAGCCGAGAAAACGAAGATCCGAAGTTCCATTCAAGGCTTTCGAAGTGGTTGCGTGACGGCAATTATGAGGGCTTCCTGACCGGTCCAGAATACCGCTGGAATGATCTCAAGCCTGCACAGCAAACCGCGCTGGCTAATGGTCGCTGCCCACCCTCAATGCTGGAGAACGGTAAGCCAAACGCCGTTGCGGCCCACTGGCTGGCCAAGATGCGGAGGGCGTCATGAACACTCAGGCGGCTATCTCCGCAGCTACTCAATCCCCTGAATTAGAACAGCAATTGCTTGGCGCGGTGCTGTCCAACAATGACCGCTATCACGAGGTCAGTGCGATTGTCCGTGTGGAGCACTTTTTTGAGCACACTCACGCCGCGATTTGGAAAAACATCGCTGCAAGAATTGAGCGCGACCATGTGGTTACGCCGGTCACGTTGGCATCGGATCTTGCTGCGAATGAAGCGCTGCAATCTCTGGGAGGGCCCCGGTATCTGCTAAATCTGGTCGCGGGTAGTACGGCGGGGTTTGCAGCCAAAGACTACGCCATTGATCTCGCTGAAATGTATCAACGCCGCACTCTGGCTGGGCGGTTTGAGCAACTGGCAGAAGATCTGCGCACGGGTCGCGCCGCAGATGATGCGGCCGCAGAGGTCGAGCTGATGATGATGGAGCGGGCGGAGCTATCAGCTGAGCCGCGCACCATGTCGTTCATGAAAGCCCAAACACTCATGGTCGAAGAAATGCATGAGGTCAAAGAAGGGCGGCGCATCGGTGTGGTGACGGGTCTGCGCACGCTGGATGACGAAATTTCCCTGAATGCTCAACACTACACGCTGCTGGCTGGCAGCACCTCAATGGGGAAAACCGCTCTGGCGCTGCATATCACACATTCGGCGGCGAGGGCCGGTCAAGGCGTGGGGTTCGCATCCTTGGAAATGCCTGAACAGGATCTTGCAAAGCGATTGAACAGTATGGAATCGGGCTTGGCGTACAACACCTATGACCGCGCGATGTCAGAGCAATCGTTCCGAACGGTGATCGAGACCGCGAAAGAGCAGCAAGATCTGCCAATTGAGGTGTTTTCGGAGAAAGTGCGCGACGTCCCGGCGATCCTTTCTGAGGGCAAGAAGGTCGCTCGCAAGATGGAGCAGCGTGGCCTGAAGCTCAAACTTCTGGTGATCGATTACATCCAGCTGGTGAGGGGCAGGGGCGAGAGCGCGGTGGTGCGGCTGTCTCAGGTGGCAAATGATCTGAAGCAGGTGGCAAAGCAACTGGATTGTCATGTGCTGGCGCTGGCTCAGGTCGATCGGACGCTTGCCAAGCTGGAAAAATGGGATCAGTGGCCGCAGGCACGCCCTGGGCTGCCACATTTGCGCGGCTCCGGGGATCTCGAAATGGCACCGGACAATGTGCTGTTTGTGTTCCGTCCCCAATACTTCCTGACCCCGCCACGGTGCACAGTGCCTAGCGATCCAGCCGACAGGGCGGATTGGGAAGACGAGTACAAGCAATGGAAGGGCAAGGCTGAGATCATCATCGGCAAGGCGCGCATGGGGGAGATTGGTTCCGTGACCGTGGGCTGTGACCTCTCCGTGAACCGCTTCTGGGATCTGGACGACGGGCAGGAAAGGATCGCTTTCTGATGGCTGAGCGCACGCGATGCTGCATTCCTTTCTGCCGCCGGACCACTGCCGAGACCCATGATGAATGGATCTGCGGTAAACACTGGTCGACCACATCAAAGCGGTTGCGCTCCATATTTCACAAGCGCAAGCGGCGCTGGTCCAAAGGGGATAGGTCGCAAGGCCCGAAGATCATGCGAATATGGGAGCGGTTGAAGAGGCAGGCGATGGAAGGGGCGCTTTTCTGATGACCACGCTTGAGCAGGCCAACCGGATCAAAGCGCGGCTGTGGGCCTGTACCACCGTCGAGGAGGTCGATCAGGTGGCCGAAGAAGAGCGGGACACGGTGCTTAGCTGGACCAAAACCCACGACGTGAATGAGCTTGTGCAGGAGTTGAAGCAGAAGCCCGATGTTGGAGGGCTGATGTTCCTCCACATCGTCAACCTCAAGAAATACATGATCGCGGACCTAGAGGGCAGATAATGGACGCCAATTTTCTGAAAGAACTAGAGGAAGCGGGTTGGCATATCGAGCGTGTCAGTGAGACAGGAGCGGTTTGCAAGTGCCCTGCGTCTGGTTGCTCGTTGCGTGCGCAGTTGAAACAAGGCGGTCGTATCCCCAAGGTCGATCCCGGCAAGCGCCGCGATATGATCGATAATCCGATTGCACAGTATGACGACATAAGGCGCCTGCTGCGCGCTCGGCGAGAAGGTCTCGGCTTAACCATCCGTGAGGTTGAGGAACTTGCCGGCATGGCCACGGACCATTTGGCAAAGATGGAAAAGGACGAACCGACCAAGATTCCGAACAGTCAGGTGCTGATTGAGTGGGCGCTGTCTCTTGGGTATGAGCTGGTGTTCCGCCCAACACAGTTGCCAGCGTACACCCGGCGAGTTGTGGCTGAGAGCCGCAGGCAGCAAGGTGCCCGCCAGCGGCGTTTCAGGCTGGAGCGGGAGCGGCGGCAGCAACGATAGAGCTTTTGATTTTTCACCTACACGTAGGTCAGGAATCGGAAACCGCCTTCCCCTCGGCCATGTGCACAGCATCCTTGACCGTCCGCCAAGTCTTGGCCGCAAGTGCATCATCCAGAGCCACACATGCCCAAACAGGTGCGCCATTGTGCGCCCATTTGCCCACTGCCTGCCGCGTGACGTCATAGCGATCTGCGAAAAGTGTCTTCCACCGCTCTGTTTCGAACAGTTGGGTTGCGAGGCGGTCAAGCGTCACAAATCTTGCGTGTGGGCTCATTTCAGAATAATTGGTCAAGGCCTCGTTCCTTTCGTGGCACGCCCCGCGTCTGTTTCCGCCTCGCAAGAGGATGACGCGGGGCACCTCGTTTCTTCCCGTATCGAGAGAATCCCCCGAGTCGTCAAATCATGCGGCGCGCGCCAGCTGCGCGGCTCCACCCCATTGATCGGCCATAGCTGCCGCGAGCCCGGGAAAGAACCGGCTGCGCTCCTTCCAGCGATCCTTGCCCGGACTGGCCTTGTGCACGCTGTCCCGGGCGGTGCTCCCGTCGAGCGTTCCGGTGGCGCGCAGTTTGGGCAGGTTCCGCAGCCATAGGCAGGTGCGTTTCTTCTCGTTGTCCGGCCCTGCCTCGTCCGTTCCAAACTGCCATGGCTGTACGCTTTGGGCAGCGGGTTTGAAATTGCGGATCCGCTCTTTTGCGTGTGGATGCATCACCGGGTTTTCTATTGCGATCATCGGAATGTGCTCGACATTCCAGACGTCTGAAAACAGGGCTGCGCCTTGGTCAAGATGTCGCCAGATCATTTTGAGACGCGCGGCTCGGTCGAGGGTTGGCCACGCGTCTGCCTCCTCCGGGGTGCAGTCTTTTGGTGGGTTCGTAGGTGGCTCTCTCAGCCACCGCACGCCGGAATTGCACAGGCGGGTGCATGGCGGATGCATGACGGCTAACAGATCCCAATCGTCCCACATCATCACGTCGCGCACATCGCCGACGATATGGCGGTTTGTGGGGCGCTCGGCCGCCAGAAGGTCGCAGGACCAAGCGTCATGCCCAAGGGCGTTGAAGGCGTCTCGCACCACGCCGGATTGCTCGCACCCGATCAGCACCTTCAACGGGCGGCCAGGGTGCGCTTCAAACAGTTTAAACATGCTGGTTTGCATGGTCACACCTCACGCGGATCAAGGCCAAGCTCTTCGGTGATCGAGGCCATGGCGGAAGTGATCTCGTCCCATTGTGCGTCATAACTCGTGTCTCCTTCGGGCAGGAGCTCCTCGCGGACAGCTTCCAGCGCCGACCAGACCACGCGGAGGTTTTCCATAACATCCAGCGCGTGAGCCGGGTTCTCTGTGTCGACTATGGTGCGTTGTGTGGCGTCTTCGTTGGCATCTGTCCGCGTCTCGTCCAGTGTCCGCAGTTGAAGCGCCTCCAAGCGGTCCTGACGGGCTTCGCAGTAGGCAAGGGCCTCATCTATGTCCTCGCTGGTCTCTAGGGACGCGCCCAGTTCGTGCGCAAGGCGGCCGATGGCTGACAGAGCCTCATAGCGTGCCGTGAATGCGGCCTGTTCGGCCATGTGTTCTGCAAGGTTACTCATAGTCTCATCCTTTCGCTGGTCATGCGGTTTCCGGCGCATGGTGACGCGCCCCACCTGGGGCGCGCTGCAATGCGTCAGAGATCCACGCCGAGTTCCCGAAGAGCCAGCCGAGCAGCATACAGTGCGTTGCCGGTCATTTGACGCTGCCACGCGCCCTGAGACGGTGCCCAGCGGAACCCGTGGCTCTTCATGATGCCGCGCACCTCAACGGATGGCTTGCCGTCGAAGATGAATTGTATCCGGTTCTCCTCGACGTTCTCGATCACCTCGCACACGCCCTGAAAGCTGTGGTGCTTGGTCTCTTTGGCCCGTGCCTTCTCAAGGCTGGCGATCCGCTTCTTGAGCCGAGAAATCTCCGCGTTGTTGTTGGACAGTTGATAGGGGGCGAAGCCGATCGGGCCAGCGTTGCCCCACTGCGGCGCGATCAGTTCGCGTGCAGCGGCAGGGGTAAATGCGGGATTGATGGCCGCCAGAGCGGCAGCGTAGGAGTCAAAGTCCGGCCCTTCTGTCTCATGGGTCACACCCTTCTTGTTCCATTTGCGCACCACGAGGTTCATGGCCTTCATATCGGATTGGGCTTTCTGCACCTTCGCCAGCTTTTCTTTCAGCTTGTCCACCGCGTCGGGATCATCGCTGGAGATCCCGCCAAGACCGACAGACGCAGCCTTGGAGCGTAGTTCCTTGGCGCGCTTGTCCTCCTCGATACTCTTCCGCATAGCATTGTCGGCGCGCTCTATGACGCGACGGTGGCGGCGCTCACTGTGGTGCCCAACAAGGATAGGTTGGCCGAAGGGGATCCCGGTTGCTGCTTCGCTCAGGTCAGCGCGTTTGTAGTGGGCATCAGAGCGTGCTTCTGCGCGATCCGCTGCGGCCTCAAGACGAGCGCGGCGGGCTTCTTGCTTCTGTTCATAGCTGTTCATGGTGTCAGTCCTTTCGTGGGTGGTGATAGGGCGGTTTCCGGTCGCCCTTGATGCACTCAAAATAGGAAACACAGTTTCCAGTGTCAACACATAAAAGGAAATAATAGCGACTAACAGGAATTGACGGCGCAAACCCTGTTTCCTATATTCAGACCATGCCGGACGGAAACCCGGCCATACCTCGAAAGGAATTGTGATGCCGCACTATGTCGCCACATGGCAGATGGAAATCGAAGCCGACACGCCGGAGGATGCAGCCCGCCAAGCATGGGACCACATGCGCAGCGAGGGCAGCACCGCAAATGTGTTTGAGATCATCGCAGAGGATGGAGAGCGCGCGCGCGTGGATCTGACCGAGCTTGCGGAGTGGAATGCGGAGGAGGAGGGTTGATGCGCTACACATACACCAGCGGCATCAAGAGCGCGCAGCGCGCCGAGGAGGTGCTAGAGGATGCTTTCGCAACCGGGGACGTGTTACCGGGGGAGCGTCCACAGGTCGAGCCATACCGTACCACGAGAGGCCAGCGCCGCTATAGGATCACGCTCGAAGGGTAGGGCGCACCACATCACCAGATGCACACAGAGGGGGCCTAGAGCCCCCTTTCGCATGTCCAGGGTTTGGGAGTGTTGCGCGGCTATTCCTCCCACGTCCTGCGCAGCATTACCCGTATTCCGTGTTGGAGCGTCACCACATGACCGGGCTTGAGTTCGGTGTCGTCATAGATCGGCTTTGCTCCGGCAAAGTGTGGGGCAGTGGTATCAGACACAATCCGATCATTCTCATCCCGCACCACAACTCGAAACTCCGTTGCCATAGCCTTGCCTTCTATCTAACTGAACAACAGTGCATAGGGCGCAGCCCTCTCCCTATGAATACCTTCCTCACATGACCACACCCGCAACAACCGATAAAAAGCGCCCAGCGCCCGCCAAGCCTCGCATAAGCAAGAAGGTCCGCGCCGCTATCGACCTATACACCACACAACGCATCACCAAACAGAAGGCTGCGGAGCAGGTGGGCATCGCCCCCTCATATCTCTACGCTTCGCTAACAAAGCCACACATCCGCGACTATGAGCAGGAGCGTTTTGCTCAATACATCCAAGAGATTGAGGACCTAAAAGCACCCTACAAGGCGGAAGCCTTTGAAACCGCAGCAGAACTTATGAGAGGCGCTAAGAGCGAGGCTGTAAGGGCAAGAATGGTCGAGTTCCTCGCGGGCGAGAAGAAGGGAAACGCCGTAAACGTCGCCGTGCAGGTCAACAATCACCCGCAGGGCTACGAGTATGCTCGCCCAGATCAGCAGGTTGTCGTCATTCGGGATGCTGGCGAGGTATCGGAACAAGCCGCACATTCCAACTCGGCTGAGGAATGAAGCGATAACAGTGGCTTACACTCTCTCATCAAGTGATTGGGTATCAGTTGCAACCAAGTGTGCAGCGCTCACACCCTCGATTGCAGCCAGATCAGGCAGGGGGGAGGGGGTCTTTGACGGAGGGGGGCGGGGGCAAAAACGCGCGCGCGAAAACTGGTAGTCCACCCCTCCTCACGCGGGAGTTTATGTTTTGAAGCGGTATATACGGTATATACTGCGTGCATCTGGAAACGGTATATACCCTGCCATTCAGTATATACGATTTCGGTCATTGGGGCCGATTGGGTATATACTGAGGTTCTAATGAAGTTCCCTGAAAAATTTTTATTGAAATTGCCGGAGGGCACGATGGCTCGGGTTGAGGCGGTCAGTCCCAACCGCAGTGAGTGGATCCGTGATGTATTGCTTAGTGCGCTAGATGCGTGGGAGGGCGTAGATGGGGGCGGTGAAACGAAATCTGAATTGGTGCGGCCAGGTGAGGCTGTTCGGATCCCTCGCGGATTGAAACCTGCGAATTTGCGTCCCGATGCTTTGGTGTTGCTGGGTGCGATACAGAAAAAGCGAATGACGTCCCGGCAGGCTGAGGCAGAACTTGGCTGGCTGGGGCTGCGGTATGCGAATGCTGAGAAGGCTCTGATCCTGGAGGGCCTGGTGGCGCTGCAGGATGGGGTTCTGGTTGCGGAGGGCGCGGCATGATGAACCGGCGCGGCTTATTGCGAATGTTGGGCAGTGGTGTGGCAGCTGGTGCGACCGTGAACCCGAAAGATATTGTTGCCGAAGCCATGTCAAAAACTGGTTTGGCCTCTGGCGTTGCTTGCTTGGGCAATGATCCGTCAAGCGGAGAAAGTTTGAGCGGGCCGATCCAAGATCCCGTTGATGACCTTCTCAGTTCATTTTGGGATTACAATGAGGCCCGGAATCAGGCCGCACACACCATGCCTGCGCACATTGCGTCCAAAAAATCGTGGTCGCCAGCTTTCAAGCAATCCGAAGCCATCAAGGAATATAAGGCTCAAATCGATGCTCGCCGGCATCTTGAACGGAATCGTTCATTGGCTGCGAAAGTCGCGAAAAAGATGGGTTTCGGATGAAGCCGGTTCCTGATCTTCGCCGCGTCATTACCGTGACGTTCTGCCCGTGGTGCGCGCGGCTGCCTATCCTGCGCAGCCCCGGGCGCTTCCGGGTGGGGCCCGGTGCATCTGATAACCTGATCTGACGGGTGAATTTCCTTCCTGACCAAAGGAGGGAACATGCTACGGGTCACGGAACGCGGGAATTTCCTGTATGAGCCTGATGGGGCGGTCCTAACGGAGTTCTTTTGGAACCGGGACCGCTTTTGTTGTGTCCAGGGGCCGATCGGCTCCGGCACGTCGACCGCATCATGCCATAAGCTCTGGGCGCTGGCCTGTGAGCAAGAGCCTGACTATGACAACGTGCGGCGCACCCGGTGGATCATCAGCCGGGAAACCTACAAGGAGCTGCGCGAAACCACGGTGAAAACCTGGCTCGATTGGTTTCCGGAGGATGTTTGGGGGCCTTTCATCCGGTCTGAACCGATGTTCCATCACCTCAAACGCGATCATCCGTCAGGCGATGGCACAAAGGTCGACTGCGAGGTCATCTTCCTCGCGATCCCGGATGCTGACGTGGCGGAGCAGGTCTGCGCCTCCTACGAGATCACCGGTTTTTTCAAGAACGAAGGCCAGTTCACCGAAAAAGAAGTCATCGATGAACTGATCTCTCGGTGCGGCCGATACCCTTCCATGAAAAACGGGGCCGGCGCCACTTGGTTCGGCGGCTGGATGGACATGAACGCTCCGGTCGAAGGGCATTGGGTGCCTTACATGCGTGGCGACATTCCCCTGCCGCCGGAAATGACTGAAGACGAGGCGATGGCCTATGAAAAGCCAGCGAATTGGAAGTTTCTGACCCAGCCGCCCGGCCTGATCGAGAAAATCGTTGATGGTCGACCGCAATACGAGTTCAACCCACTGGCAGAAAACCAAAAATGGCTGAAAGAAAGCTATCTGGAGAAGATCCAAGGCAAGAAGAAGACATGGATTGATCGCCGTGTGCTTAACAAGGTCGGTCTCTACATGGCCGGCAAGGCGGTCTATCCGACTTTCTCTGAAGCAGAGCACGTCCACGATCGGGATCACGAGCCTGTGGAAGGCCTTCCAATCATCGTCGGTCTCGACGGCGGCCGGGATCCGGCGGCGGCTTTCCTTCAGAACGTCAACGGCGGTTGGCGAGTGCTGTCCGAGCTGATCGGCGACAACGAGAGCGCCGCGCTGTTCGCCCCACGCGTCCGCAAGCATCTGGCCCAGAAGTACCCCGGGTTCGGCGCGGAGTTTTGGGGCGATCCACGAATGCTGGACCGGACCCAGGCGACCGAGGTCACCGCAGGAGACGTCTTTGACAACCTCGGCATGAAGATCCTGCCTTCGACCTCCGACAACGATCCCGATACCCGGCGATCCACTGTTGAAAGCGTTCTGGAACGGCGCAACGGGCTGACGGTCAACAAATCATGCCTGATGGTCAAGCGAGCCCTCGCCGGGGGCTATCACTACGCCAAGATCAAGGGCACCGCGGGCATGTATTCTCCGCGTCCGGTCAAAAACTCCTACTCGCACATCGCTGAAGCCGTTGAGAACGCCCTGATCGGCGGCGGTGAAGGTTATGCGCTCATCACCAACCCGACGCGCGAGAAAAAGAAACCATCCAAGCCCAAAAAACGGAAAGTGAGCCTGCGCCGTGGACGTAGATGAGATCTATTTCGCCTTTCACCGCCCCGCCTCGATCAGAGAGGTCGCCCGCGGCGAATGCTCCTGGACGATGTTTCTCGGCCACGTCGAGGCATTCGGCTATACGATCGACGAAACCTGGTTCTTCTTTGATCCGGGCCGCAGCCTGACCAGCCTGAAAATCACCCACATCCACGACGAGGTGGAAGCCCTGCTGAAAGACAGGTTTGATCGCGCAGAGGTCGTCTACCGCCTTGCCTTCGAGCCCAGCGAGTTTCGCTTTCCGCTGCATTTCTCGATGAACTGCGTGACCCAATGTGCTGCCCTGATCGGTCGACGTGCATTTACCCCCAAAGGCTTCCAGCGGATTTTGCGGGAAAGCAACGCAGAGGTGATACATGGGCCCCAAGAACAAAGAGGATCCGGCTGACAAGGCTGCAAGACTGCGAGAGCGCCGGGTTTCATTGCTGGAAAATCGCCGTGCAGCGCAGGGAACGGCCGAGGGCCTGACCACCGATTATGGCAGCGTCTACAATCTCGGGGCGCTGTCCATGTTTGGCCAGAAGGGCACCGGGCGTAGCAACCTAGGCACCGCGCCGGCGCCGACCAACCGCAAGTCAACCACTCCCAAAGACTCCAGAAGCGGTCGGTAATGCAGACGGCACACAAACCAAGCAAAGATTTCAGCACACGGTACGACGCGGCAAAGCGCTGGCGGCAGGCCGCACGCCCGTTTCTTGAAGAGATTTACTCATTCATCTGCCCGGGGCGGGAGCATGATTTTGCTCGATCACCTTTCACGCCACGCGAAGATGATCCCGAAACCTTTATCTCGCTGCCAGAGGAGCTTGCCACGGATTTCGCTTCCGATCTGGTGACCTACTACACGCCGGCGGAATCGAACTGGACCGACTATCTGGTCACGGCACCAGTGCCGCAGGAGGCGAAAACCACTGTGCTGTCTCTTGTATCGAACCGAGAGCAGGAACTGTTCGATATGATCCAGGCGTCGAACTATAACGACACCGCGCCTCAGATCATGTTCGAACTCAACCACGGAACCACAGCGATGTGGGTGGAGCCGGGTCACATCGGGCAGCATTTCTATGTCGAGGCTGTTCCGCCGAATGAGCTCTTGGTCACCCCTGGTCACCGCGGCATTTTGGACCGGTTCCGCGAGCGCATGGTGCTGGCGTCGACACTGAAGGCTCTGTTCAGCGATTGGGATGAGATCAGCCTCGACCATCCCAAGATCGTCGAGAAAATCAAAAAGCCTGGACAGAAGTGCAAGGTCTGCTGGGGCTTCTGGGTGAATTGGAGCGATCCGCTCAATCCAGTATGGATGTGCGAAGTCACGGTTGATGGCATCCGGGTTTCGCCGGAAGATCCAATCAATCTCGGGGCGCTGGCCGGATCCTGCCCGCTCCTGGTTGGCCGGTTCAATCCGCAAACAGGAAAGCCTTGGGGGCGCGGGCCCGCCTGGAAAGCGCTGCCGGATATGCGGGTCTACAACGCGGTCGATGAGGCGGTCTTGGATGGTCTCGATCAGGCCCTGAAAAACACGCTGATCTATGCTGATGACGGGTTCATCGACCTGTCAGAAGGGGTCGAGTCGGGATCAGCCATTCCTGCCTCGCGCGGTTTCACGCGAGAGCAGATCTATGAAATGCAGCGGGGCGTGAACCTCGATATGGGGTTTTTCTCCGAGGAAAAGCTGGAAGAGCGTCTGCGGGAGCGGTTCTATCAGGACGGCCCCCGGCAGCGCGGCGACACCCCGCCCACCGCATCGCAATGGATCGACGAGCGCCGCCGCGTCCAGGTACGGATTGGCAAGCCGTCAGCGCCGCTATGGCGAGAGTTTTTCCTGCCGTTCATCCAGCGCGTGGAAAAGATCGCGGTGGATGCAGGCGTGATCGATGCCGAGCTCACCCACAACGATGATGTGATTTCGGTTCAACCGATCTCGCCGCTTCAAAAAGCCCAGAACCAAGACAAGGTAATGGTCTCAAAATCCAACCTCGATACCGGCTTTGCGGTATTCGGTGAGGCTCTTCCACAGGTCGTTGATGTGGCCGCAACAATGAAAAACCACATCCAAGCGTCAGGTGATGAACTCACCGTCATCAGAGAACAGGATCCGAATGAAACTCCCCCGACGCCTGAGTGAACCCGGCCCTTTGGTCGACTATGTGAACATGCTGAACAGGCTCGGCCAGAGAAAGACAGCGCTGAGCGTGGTGCGCGCAGTTCGTTCACTCCTTCAAACCGAAGATGGGGCTATCCTTCTGGAATTGCTTGATAAAGCGGTTCTAGAACGGACGATGCCAGTTGAAGCCGATCTAGGTGCATTGGCCGCGATCAACGCCCAGAGTTTCATCGCTCTCGATCTTAGGAGGATTGCGAGCGATGATTTTGAAGCAGCACTGGACGACACTTCGACCACTACTGGCCCCCGAGGGAGAGGGCGCTCCGGCAGGTGAAGGAACACCCCCGGGCAATCCTGGTGGTGCAGACCCGAATGCCGGCGACGAACCCGATACCGGTCCCGATTTGTCCTGGCTCCCGGAACAGTTCCGCGCCGATGACAAAACCGATATTGACGGCTTCCGGGCCCACTACGAGGAAATCGCATCCGCGCAGGCAATTCACCAAGAAGCGCTTGCGAATGTCCCAGAGGATGCCAGCGGATACGAATTTTCGCTGCCCGACGAGATCGACTATGGCGATCTGGATCTGCCCGATGATTTCGCGTTCGAGCTGAAAACAGATGATCCGGCCCTGGCCCCCGTTCTGGAAGAGCTGGGCGGGTTCATGCACAAGCACAACATCCCGAAGGATGCCGCCGGCGATCTTCTGGGCGTTCTGGCGAAATATCAGGCTACCGAGTATTCGAAGGCATACGCCGCGAACCGCGCGGAAATGGAAGCCCTGGGCGCAAGCGCCAACACCCGGATTTCCAACATCAGCCGCTTGATCGACGGGAAACTGCCAGCGGATCAAGCAACCGCGATCAAGGCAGCGACGACAACCGCGGCTGGCCTCAAGGCGCTTGAGACCCTGCTGCGCCCGCGCGGCCCTTCCACCACCCCACCACAGCCGAACAATGTTGATACGGAGAACATGACTCCGTTCGAGCGGCTGAAACTGGCGAACGCAAAGTCCGCCCAAACCTGAGCAGAGGATCAGCTGAATGACCGTTCACACGCTCCCCGAATACGCCAAGGGCCAGGAGGACATGAAAGTCCGGGCCACAATCGAGCTGTTCCCCGAGGCAGTCGATTTCATGGCCGTGATGCCCTTCAAATCTGCGCCTTCCGGTGCCTATCGCTACCAAGAGGAAGCGAACCTGCCGGAAAACATGGGCTTCCGCGCCCTCAACGAGGAGCCGACCGCCGGATACGGCTTGCTCGTTGACCGGGTTGAACAGACCTATCCGATCGCGGGCAACATCGACGTTGATCGCCGCCTTGTCGCCCGACACGGCCCTGACCGCCGCTCCACCGAAGAGCGTATGCAGATCAAGAAAAAAGCCTCGATCTTTGCCAACACGTTCATTTCCGGCGACAACCAGTCGGCGCCGCGCGAATTCACCGGCATGAAAGCCCGCCTGCGCGCCGTGGGGTCCGGATCGTCCTCTGTCGACGGTTCCAACTATATGAGCCGCATCTTGGCAAACGATCAGTCCTCCGGTGGCGGCCCGCTTTCGCTGTCGCAGCTGGACCGTGCGATCGGGCTTGTCGAAGGCTGCAACGCGCTCATCATGCCGAAGGCGATCAAGGATCGTTTCCCGGCGGCCCAGCGTGACACGAACGTGGGCGGTTACATCCAGGTCAAGCCGCAGGAATTTGGCGAGGAACAGGTGTACTACCGCGGCATCCGGATCTTCACCGGCTACGGCGTGTCCAAATTCGGCGAGTTCCTGCCCTTCAACGAGGTCGCCTATGGCGGCGGCAGCGCCGTGACCTCCTCGATCTACCCGGTCCGGTTCGATGAAACCGGTGTCTGCGGCATCGAGCAGAGCGGTATGGAAGTGCAGGACATGGGCCTCACCGAAGGTGGAACCTGGCTCCGCACGAATATCGAGCATGACGTTGGCATGACCATCGAGGATCCCTTCGCTGCGATCCGCCTTTCGTCGATCACCAACGCGGCAATCGTGAAATAAGGAGGCAGTCCCATGCCCATGAAGCAATTTGCAATCGACGCGGCGACAGGCCTTATCAAGCGCGAGCTTGGCCTGGCCGCGCTCACCGCCGACGCCTACGTTGGCACGCAGTGGGATCAGGGCGGCCAAGCCGCAACGGATTTCATTTGCGTGATCAACATCGAATCCTGCAAGGTTTCTGCCGGCGACGAAACCTACACCTTCCGGCTGGTCGGCTCGAATGTGGATGATCGCTCTGATGCGGTGATCCTGGACACGCTGGAGCTGGGTGATGCCGGCACGGTTCCGATTGAAACCGTCGACACCATCGCTGGCGATCAACTGGTCATGCGCGCCCGTTCCGAAAAGAACAACGTGCAATTCCAGTACATCGATCTGCACCTTGACGTGGAGGGGACGTCCCCCTCCATCGGCTTTGGCGCCCATATCTCGAAGGAGTTCTGATCCATGCCCAAGATGGTGACAATCGGGGCAAACCCCGACTGGAAGGCTTCCGGCAACGCCGAGGAGCAGGCGGTCAAGCGCGAGCAGATGAAAGCGATCAAGGCCGCAGGTAACATCAAAGTTCCGTACCAAACCGCGCTGGAGAACATTCGTCACTCCGGCGGGATGTACCGGATATTGCCTGAGCAGGAACCGCAGAAGGTACAGGTGGACACCAATCTGTCCGATCTTTCGATGCAGGAGCTCAAGATCATGATGCTGAACCTGGGCGTGAAGACGCAGAAGCAGATGACGCGCTCCCAGGTCATCGCCTTGATCGAGAAGAAGCTTGATGAGGTCGAGATCGTTGATGACGGTGACGGCGACGAGGAATGATCCTCCATTTCTGAACTCCTCCAAGGTCAGGAGGATCGTGCGAGGGGTCGGCATTTTGCCGGCCCTTTTGCGTTTGTGCATTTGGTCAGAGTGACGTGCTGCGGAATATCCGCGCATGGCTACAGAATTTTCCATGCTTGGCATCATGAACGCCGCGCTCTTGGCACAGGGGCAGGAAGAGATCGTTGTTGAAAACGATGGCTCCATTGAATTTCAGCTTCTCGCCCGGAACTGGCCGGGGATTGTTGAGGCCGAGCTGGAGGATGGAAACTATCACTTCACGAAAACACAGATGAACCTGGTCACCCGCACGGATGGGCAATTCGGGTTTGATGACGGTTATCTCGTTCCTCACGCCGCGCTGCACGTTCGGCGCCTCTGGATCACGAACAGCAACGGCGATCGGATCAGCACCGATTGGGTGCAGGACGGCTCCTATGTCTATTGCGACAATCCGGATGGGTGCTGGATCGAATATCTTCAGGTTCCCGGCGTCGACATTTGGTCTGCGAACTTCACCCGTGGCGTCCAGAAGAAACTGGAAGCGCTGATTTCCAGGGGTGTGAAGGAGGAATTTGGCGAGGCTCGCACGCTGGAGGAGGAGGCTGAAACCTACTTTCAGCGCGCGCGCACCAGTTCCTCCAAGGCAAGATCGGCGCGACCTCCCTTCAAAAAGGGTCCGATTGCGCGTGCACGGATGAACCGCCGTGGCTAGGATCAAGCAAACTGTCATGCAGCGCAGTTTCACGCACATGGAGATCCGCGAGGATTTCCTTGAGGCCGATGACCTGGAGCTGCGGCAAAACTCCCTCAAAGGCGCTCTGAACATGAAGGGGCTTTCGTCCCGGGCAGCTGAGGCGCGGCCGGGCACCTTTCGCGAGCGGACGCAGCCCGGCGCCCGGGATGTGATCGAGATCCGGCCGGCGTCCGGGCTGCGGTTCGGAATGATCGTTTCAGATGACGGTTTGCAGATCATCGACCAGTTCGGCGACATGGTTGAAGAAATCACGCCCGTCCCGTGGTCATCCAATGCCGGCGTGTGGGCTAGCCCGTTCCGCGAGAAGGTGGTGCTTGGGCGGCAGGATGAGGGTATCTGGGTTCTCACCTATGACGATGGCTCCTGGAGCATCGATGATTACGCCTTTGATGAGGGCGTGGGCGGCGAGCTGAAGCAGCCGTATTGGGCCTATGACACCGGCGCCACCATTCAACCATCGGACACCAGCGGGAGCATCACGGTCACAGCGAGCAAGGCAATCTGGAAAAATCAGCATGTTGGGCTTCGAATCCGGTACGGTTCCCGGGAGATCGAGATCACCAATCGGATTAGCGGCAAGGTTGTCGAGGCGGATGTAGTCAATGAGTTGCCGCCTAGCTTCAACGTCACGGTCGACGACACTACAAAGTTCCGCATCGGGGAATTCGTAACTGGCGGCGACACGCAATATCAGGGCCTGATCGTCGGCATCGATGGGCTGGTCTTGAAACTGGTCACGTTGAATTTCTTCGAGGGGCCCGATAGTGGAGAGGAGATCTCTGGCGCCAGCGGCTCATCGACAATTTCTGCCGTTTCTTCGGTCTCGCCCTATGCATCTCCGATTTGGGATGAGCCGCTCATGTCTGACCTCCGGGGTTACCCAGGGGCGGCAGGGCAGGTCGCCGGCCGCCTCGTCCTTGTTGATTTTCCAGAGGTGCCGGATCTGGTCTGCCTCTCCTCATCTCGCGCGATCACTGATTTCGAGGTCGGTGCCGAGGATGACGACGCAATCGCACGTCAGGTGGGCGACGGGGCGCCACGCTGGCTGCATGCCGTCAATATGGGCGATCTGATCCTGTTCTCTGACAACGGCGTCTATAACGTGCCGGCGCGCGATAGCGGCATTGTATCGCCGAACACGTTCAATCCGGTTCTAGTCGATGACACCGGATGCAGCGAGATCAAGCCCGTGAAGGTCGAAGACGGCATAATGTTCGTAGACGCTTCGGGCGAGCGTGTGTGCGCAGCGCTGCTGGACGGGAATGTCTATCTGAAATGGTCGGTTCGCCCGATGACGACGTATCATAGCCACCTAATCAAATCCCCCGTTGCGCTTTGCGGGCCGGCGTTGCGGTCTCCTGAAGCTGAGAAATACATGTTTGTTGTCAACAGCGATGGCACACTGGCCGCGATTTCATGGCAGCAAAGCATACGTGATGAGGGCGTAGGCTTCGCACCATGGGTAACGCGCGGCAGCTTTGTGAACGTCTCCCCGCTCTTCGGAGGCTATTGGGCGTTTGTTGATCGCGAGGTTGACGGGAATACGGTGCGTTTCCTAGAGCGCTTCTCCGATGACGCCTACCTCGACTGCGCGGTCACGACCGAAGACACCACAGACGCGGTATTCCTCACCGTTAATGGCGAGGCTCTTGAGGTCAACGGCGATCAGTTGGTGGTTTCCTCCCCCACAGCATCGCACCTGATCGGTGAAACCGTTTCGTATTATGCCGATGGATGGGACTTCGGTGATCTGGTTGTGGAGAGTGACGGCACGGTCGACCCCGGCTTTGCCGTCACCGGCCCGCGGCAGATCGGGTTCAACTTCGAAGCGGAAATGGAGCTGTGGCCAGTCGAGGCGATAGAAAGCTCCCGGATCGGCACTTTGACCGCCCGCGTCCTGCAGCTGATCGTTTCCGTTCAGGACACGCTTGCATACGAGGTCACCTGCAACGGTAAAACTCGCAAGGTCGACGCCTATCATTTTGGTGATGACCTAGACGCGCCGCCGCCACTACGCACCGAAGTCCGGACATTCTCAGTTTTCGGAAACCGAAATCACCCGGTGTTGAAGGTGGCAAAACGCAGGCCCGGTCCATTCCGGGTTCTGGCAACAGGGCAGAGGGTACAGGCGTAATGGAACCGGTCACAGCATCACTGGCGCTCAGCGCCGCGACGGCAGGCGCGCAGGGTATCGCAGGCTATCAAAAAGCGAAGGGCGAGCAGGAGCGCGCCGGCATCAACTCATATGTCGGCCGCACCCGCGCTTTGCAGACCGATACGATTGGTCGCGAGGAGCTGGAAAGCGAGATCGGCTCTGTGCGGAACGCGTTTGCAGCCAACGGTCAGACCCCGGGCGTGGGCACGCTGGAGGTTATTCAGGAGCTGCGGCGGGTCCGCGATCGTGAGCGCCGCATCCAGGTCGGCAATCGTAATTCTGAGGCGGCGGATTGGCGGATGCAGGGGCGAAACGCAGGATCAGCAGCTCGCGCCTCTCTGTTCGGTGGGGTGATCAATGCCGCGCCGTCGCTGTTTGACCTCTACGATTACAAGAGGAGCGGGTAATGGCCCAAATCAAGAAGATCGTCCGTAGCAATCCCGTTTCGAACTTTCGACAGGTCGCGCCAGATGGAGGCGCGACTTTCCGCGTTTTGGCGGAGGGGCTGAACACGCTCTATGACCGCGTGGCACCGGTGGCCAAGGACAAGCTGACCCAAGAGGGGCTTGAATGGGGGCGACAGCAGGGTCGCAACATGGTCGGCGGGATGGATCTCGGCGGCGATGCACCGGCTGACACACTGTCGCTGATCCGTGAATTCGAAGGGTTCCGCGAAACGCCCTATTGGGACGTCAACGCGCATCGCCTCGGCTTTGGCTCTGATACAGTCACCTTGGCCGATGGGACAGTGAAGAGGGTCCAAGAGGGGGATCGGGTCACGCGCGAGGATGCGGAGAGAGACCTGCAGCGCCGGATCAGCACGGAGTTTGAGCCGATTGCCCGAAACGCGATCGGCAATGATCGGTTTGCATCCATGTCTCCAAGCCAGCGCGCCGCCGTAACCTCAATCGCTTATAACTACGGGGAAATCCCCGACCGGATTGTTGGTGCTTTGCGGAGCGGTGATGCGGAAGCGGCAGCCGCGGCGATCCGCGGCCTTGGAGGCGACAACGAGGGCGTGAACGAGAAACGGCGCAACCGGGAAGCTGACATATTCCTGCAAGGTGCCTCCGAAAACCCAGGTGTTCTGGTTCGCGAGCCTTCCGGCGCGATGACGACACGCAAATACTCGCCCTATGCCGGCCCAATCCTTCAGGCGCACGATCAGGCCGCGCGCGTGGCGCTCCAAGCTGAAATGCTGAACAGGGCGTCCGTCGACCTTCAGGACCTCGCCAATCAGTATGCGCTGGATGCAGATGGCTACACCCAAGCCGCTGAATCCTATATCGAGCAGATCATTGAGCAGGCACCGGAGGAGATCCGGGGCGATCTTGGGCAAACACTCAGCACGGAGGCGCACCGCACGCGCCTGGGGATCAAGGACGCCCAGCACCGGGACACACGGGCCCGGGCAAACAATTCTTCCCGCGCGCTGGTTCAGCGCTGGTCCGGTGAATATTCCGAAGCTCTCGCATCCGGTAACCCAGAAGAGATCGCAGCGGCGCGGCAGAAGCTGGATAACGTTCTGCAAGCGCGAGAGGCGCTTCCGGGGGTGGCATGGACGCCCGAACAGTCGGCCAACATCTTTCTCGATGCAGAGGATGCCGCCCAGACGATCCTGAACACCCGTAACAAAGAGCTTTCCAGCCAGTACAAAGACACTTTCGGCCTGATCACTGATGCCGCCAAGGCGGGCCGCCAGGCCGAAGGCGAGGAGCTGCTGCAAAACCCTGCCGCGGTTGCCATGCACCCTGAATTGGCCCGGGAGGCTGCCGCGTTCGTGGCGCTACGGGATAACACGCCCGGTTTCATGAAGATGACGCCGGAGCAACAGGCGCAGGAGGTAGCGAAACTTGAAGCGGGCGAAGTCAGTGAAGAATGGCAACTGGATGTTGCAGACGCCGCACGGAAAATGGCGAAGGAAAACCGCAAGGCATGGCAGGACGATCCGGTCAAACGTGCCGGCGAGGTTCTGGACACACCGCCGCCGGCGCTCCCGGACCTGACCTCAGACGATCCGTCGAAATTCGTAGATGCCCTGTCCGCGCGCCGGGAATACATGAACGGCGTGCGCGCGGCAGGCTACACAGACACCAATGCCTTTCTCAGCGAGGATGAGGCGGAACAACTCGGCGTCCTGATGGGGCAGGGCACAGATCCCGCCGTTCGCGCGGCCATGTCTGCTGCGATTGTGCAAGGGTTCGGCGCCGATGCCGTCAGGGTGTTCGATGAGATCGGTGGTGATCGGGTGACCATGTTCGCTGGGAAAATGCAGGCCCTGGGCGGTCGACCGGAAGTCGCGGCTTCGATCCTTCGCGGCCAGCAGATGATCTCGGAAAACATGGTACAATTGCCTCCCAAATCCGATCGAATTGCAGCCTTTGACGGGCAAGTCGCCGTCGCGTTCCAAGGCATTCCGGGGGCGCTCGACGCCCAAGCCGAAGTCATGGAAGCGGCGAAAGCTCTCTACGCGTCACAGGCTCAGGGCATCGACCCGACCTCAGAGGCGGCCTCTGACCTCATGAAGCAATCGGTTCAGACGGTACTAGGCCAGACCAAGAACAAGCGCGGCGAGCTGACCGGCGGCGTGCAGGCGATCATGGGGCATCAGACACTTCTGCCTGTTGGCGTGCCCGGGAAACGTGTGGATCAGGTTCTACGTGGCGCGCTCGGCGGCAGCCCGGAGGGTGTCCGTGACATACCCGGCAGGATCGCGCAGGGGCTGACAGGCCTTGGGCAGTCGCTCCTTGGCGCTGATCCGGTGCAGGGCTCCACTGATCTGTGGGCGTCCGTTGGCGTCGAGGGCGTTCCGTCGATCAATGGCCAGCCGATCCCAGCGCGGTATGTGAACAGCGACATGGTTCGCCCGGTGTCGATCGGTGGGAACATGTACCGGATGGAAGTCACCAACGGCACCAGCAAGTGGGACGTCGAGGATGGAAACGGTGACGTCCTTGTCTTTGATCTCTCGAAACTTTTGGAGGCTGCAGAGTGACCTTTTTCATTCAAGAGCCTAGCGCCCCGCCGAAGATCAAGGCGCGTAACCCGGATGTTACCCTTGCGGAGGGATTTGGAGGCGGCCTTGGGGCCGCCATTACCGTTTCCAGCCTTGAGAATGACGCGAACTTTGTGGCGCGACGCACCAGCGTGCAGGAGCGGGCCGCCCGGGGGTGGGACGCTGCCTCCCGCCTAGGCGCCGAGGCGATCCAGCAGCGCGCGGCAGAGCGCGGCCTGCCGGACAACATGATTTCGACGTTCACCAGAATGATGGACCGTCGCCCCCCCAATATGCCGGAGGAAATGGAGGCCGTTGTGTTCGAGCTGGCGGGGGAGGCCGCAGCCGATCAGCCGGACGCCTGGGCGGATCTCGATCTATCTGACGAGGGGATCGAGAAAGGCACCAACGAGCGGCTTCAAGCCGAATATGAGGATGCGCAGGCCATTCTTGAGATGATGCCAAGCGGGCAGGGGCTCGCGCGCTTTCTTGGCGGCATGATCGGGATCACCGCGGATGTGAAGAACCTGCCTTTCCTCGCAGCAGGCGGCGGCAGCGGTTCCATTTGGCGGGTCATGGGGCGCGAGGCTGCGATCAACGCCACAGCCGAGGCCGCTTTCCTGCCCTCTCAATTCGAAATGGCAGAGCGACTGGAGATCCCAGATCCGGACGTGGTTACCCAACTCAGCATGGCGGCGGCAGCGGGTGGCATTCTTGGTGGCGCGATCGAGGCTGGATCTCGTGGCTTCACATACTTCCGGATGCGCAACCAAACGCCTGAAATCGCAGGTTATGATCCGTCTATGTCGCAAGCGGCCGTGGATGAGGTCGAGGACATTCTGACCAGCGATGCGCCCCGGCCCTTCGAAAAGATCCAGCAGGTCCAGGAAGAGACACCGCGTGGCGTCTATGTTTTGGAGAACCCGATCAACCCTGACCGGCCCCGCCTGATCCCGGATGAGCCGCCCGTGGTCCGGGCTGGTGAAGCCGTGGCGCCGGACGTGAAGACGCAGGAGTTGTCCGACGCGGATTTCGTATCGCAGCTGGAGGCCTCAATTGATGAGGCGCGCGCCGCCGACCGCAGCGCGGCTCGGCCACTTGCGCAATACCTGCGCGACAGCGCGCGCGGTGGCGGTGAAAACCTCCAGATCCACCCGGAGGGCATGGCGGCGGAGGAGCTGCGCGCCCGGGGCGTGACACCGCAGACCATGCCGGGGCTGTTTTCGCGTTCTGGCCGCAAGGATTTCGACAATCTCAGCGCAACCGAACTGGAGGCGGAGTTTCCGGGGATCACGGATGCGACCGGGACCGCCCGAGGCAGCGACTATCTCGACCGAGACGGCTTTCTTGATGTGCTGGCGAGAGATCTCGACCGTGACAGCACCTGGTTGCAGTCCCGCGCCGATGTATTGGCTCGCGAACAGGAGCTGGAGAACTTCCTGCGCGAAAGAGAGACTAGCCCGGCAGAGGACTTTGTGTCTGGCCAAGCCGAAGAGGGCGGTTTCTTTGTCGACCTCAACGAATTTGAGTTCCTGCACGGGGCAAACGCGGGTGACGAGATCGCCCGCAGCCTGAATGAGTATCTCGATAGTGAGGGCTTCACGTTTCTCACCGAGGCGGAGCGGGCAGAGATCCTGGAGGAACTGCAAACCCGTGGCGGCGAGGCCGAATATCTGATAGAACGCATCGCGGAGAGGGAGATTGAACTTTCCGTCTCCCCGCAACCGGAGGACGCCTTTGATGAAATCCCATTCCCAGATGCGCCCCCGGCGCCGCGCAATGATGGACAAGGCCCAATCGGTGAAGGACGATCCCGAAGCGACCCCGGCACAGAAGGCGCGGGCCGAGAAGGGGCAGCGGATCCTCCAGCAGCTCGAACAGAACAAACAGAAGCGGGGGAACAAATCGTTGCCCCAGGCATCGACCCGGTAACGCAGCGCCAGCGCCTAGAGGCGCGGCAGGAAGGCCGAATGCGCGGCGGCGATGCACCGGCTGACGTGGGGCTGTTCGACACCGGCGCGCGGGCCCAAACCGACATGTTCGACGATCCGGCCAGCCCGGAGGCTAAGGCGCATCAGGACATGGTGGCATCATCCATCCGCGATGAGATCGAGACCAATGGTCCGTCTACTGTGGAAATTGCGACCGAGGACGGGCGCGTGTTGCGCACCGATCAGGATGTGCTCGACTATCTGGACGAGGGCGACCAATTCAGCAGCCGCATTGATCTGTGCGGCGCAGCACCGGGAGGTGACGCATGAGCTTTTGGAATTGCGTGCAAGACGCTGTGGAAGAGGGCAGCGCGGATCGCGACCGTGGCCGCCGGGCGCAGGACATGTGGGAGGCGCTGCGGGACCGGTATGAGCGTCAGGGCCACAGCCGCAACAACGCCGAGGCCATGGCAGCAGAGGACGTCAAAGAGGCGTTTCGGCGTGAGGCCGGGGAGAACCGGCACGTGTTCCTTGCGCGCATCGGGAATATGCGAAAGCTGCAGGAAGGCGTCCAGAACGCAGCGGATCTAGCGAAGCACCAGACGCGCACGGTCGAGAACTTGGACTATCAATCCCGCGGTCTGGTTCGCCGCTTCAACGGACGTTTGGCGGATTTCCTTCGCGAGCATCACCGCGATCTGCTGGGCAATGTGACCAACCCGGCACAGATGCGAAACATCGTCGCAGAGCTGCACGGTGAAAGCAGCGGGGACGCGGCGGCGGCGGCCATGGCAGAGGGTGTGCGGGAAGCGCTGGAAGACATGCGCCTGATGTTCAACGAAGCCGGCGGCATCATTGGAAAGCTGGATAACTACGGCATCCCGCACAGCCACAATCGACGCGCGGTGACCAGGGCAGGTTTCGACAGGTGGTTCGACGATATTCACCGGGGCATTGATTGGACTCGGATCGAGGATCACCTGACCGGCCGCCCGTTTCAGGAGGATGGTGGCCCTGCACCGTCGCTGGAAACGCAACGCGAATTCCTTGGCGAGATCTACGAGAACATCGCCTACGGCAAGGAAAGCCGGGAGGCGGTCTATGGGCGCCCCAAGGGTGCGGCGCTATACCGCCGGCGCGCAGAGCACCGGACACTGCATTTCCGTAGTTCTGATGACTGGATCTCCTACAACAAGGCTTATGGCGCGGGCGACCCGTTCAAAAGCCTTATGGGGCACGTCCATAAGATGGCCCGCGACATTGTGGCGATGCGCGAGTTTGGACCCAATCCCGGGCTGGGGGTCGAATATCAGCAGCAACTGGCGATGCAGCGCGCACGCAGAGAGGGGCTTGATCCCTCCAAGGTGGAAGGGAATGGAAATCACGCTCGCCGCATGCTCGCTGTCGAAAACGGATCTGGTCAGCCCGAGACGCTGTTTCAGGACTATGTGTCTACATTCATGAGTTCGGCCCGCCACGTCATGACTTCGGCCTTTCTGGATCGGGCAATCATCAGCTCTGTATCGGATCTCAATACCATGCGACTTGCGGCGCAAGCTGTCGGTATGAACCCATCCAATGTCATGAGCCGGCACGTCGAAATCATGGCTAATGACCTGACCCGTGGTGAAGCTCTACGCGCGCATTGGGTGGCGGACACTCTTGCAGATCCGGGAATAGCTCTGGCACGTTTTCAAAGCGAGGTGCCCCCCTCTGAGATTGCAGAGCGCCTGTCCAGCGCCTCGATGCGCATTCAGGGCCTGTCTGGATGGACGGACGCGGCACGTATGGCCTTCCAGTGGGAAATGGGCGGCGTCATGGCGGAGCAGGCAGGCCGCCGGCTGTCCGAGATCGATCACCCGATTGGAGAGTTTCTGCGCAAGTCCGGGCTGACAGAGGAAGATTGGGCCGCACTGACCGCACCCGAAGCCATGTTCACGGCTGGCAACGGAGCTACCTTTATCGATCCCCTGTATTGGCGGGAGGCCACGGATCTGCCGCGTGAGCGCGCCGAGGAGATCTTTTTCAAGGTCCAGGGCATGATCGAGGAGCAAACCGAGTTTGCGGTGCCGACGCAAAGCCTGCTGGCGCGGGGGGCTATCGATCCGGCGGCTTATGACATGCCGCCCGGTACGCTACCCTATGAGGTTCTCAAATCTGGCCTGATGTTCAAGAGCTTTGCGATGACCTTCACCGTGAACCAGTACCGACGCATCGCGGCGCAACCAACCCTGCAAGGCAAGATCGGCTATGCGATGAACCTTGCGGCCGGCGCGACTTTCATGGGCGGCATCGCGCTCCAGCTTGGTGAGATCATCAAAGGTAATGATCCTCTCGACATGACGGACCCGGCGTTCTGGGGGCGCGCAACGCTCAAGGGGGGGGGATTCGGTATCGTCGGCGATATTGTGGCTACCGGCCAATCCTCGTGGGGCGGGGGCTTCCCTGCCTATGTGGCTGGCCCTGTGCCGCAGGCGCTTGGCGATGCATGGAACCTCACCGTCAAGAACGCGTGGGAATTCGCCACTGGTCGGGACACCAAATTCGCCAAAGAGCTGACCGATGCAGGGCGGCGCTATACGCCTATGGGGCAAACGCCATTCATCGGACCGGCAATGGACCGACTGCTGTGGGATCAGATGCAGATGCTTCTGGACCCTGAGGCAAGTGCGGCGATCAAGAAGCGGGCTCAAGCCCGTGAAAACAGGGATGGAAACGGATCTTGGTGGATGCCCGGAAGCCCCGCACCTGACCGCGCCCCGGACCTCTCAGCGGCGCTGGGTCTCTGATGTGCATTGGTTGCCGTGCGATGTTGACGCATCGTCGCGGCAACCACAGAGGGTGCTATGGCTGAAATCATTGATCTAGATCCGCTGACTACGGCAAATGATGCTGACGTGTTGGTCATCTATGACGTCTCCGAGGGGGCCAACAATTCAAAGCGGATTACGCGTGAAAATTTTCTGGCAGGTGTCGCGCGCGATGGCGGTGACCACGATTTCGGGACTTCGGAGATCGCGGCTCTTACCACCCAGAACGCGAGTATCGGCTTCACAGATGGCGCGACCCTCACGAAAGCTATGCACGCATCGGCATCGCCCACGTTCGGCTCCATCAGCGCCGATACCGGCGAAACCCAAACGGTATCGCTGACCGGTGCGGCCACTACCGACCAGCTGACTTGGGCGTTCACTGAGGCGATCCCAGACGGGATGATCACGCAGGCATGGATTTCAGCGCCCGATACGGTGTCCATTCGCCTTTTCAATACGGGTTCAAGCCCTATCGCCGGTGCCAGTTATGGGATGCGCTTGACGGCCCTGCGCTTCGCCTAGTGCATTTGGTGGATTGAATGCGTCGGCAAAGTCTCACGCATGGCTACCGTTGCAAAATCAGATCGTTCTACGCTCATCACACTGGCCTCTGCGACCGCGGGTCCGTTTGATCTCGATTTCCGCCTGTTCGACTCGGACAAGCTGGATGTTTTCGTTAACTATGTGGAGCGCACCGATTGGACGCTGAACGCCACATTCATTGATGGCTTTACAGATGACGCAGCAATTACGTTCGATGTGGCGCTTGAAGCCGGCGACGTGGTTGTAATCAACGGCGAGCTTTTTCCTCAACGAAGCCAGAACTATTTGAATAGTGGCGGGCTTGTTCAGAAACTAAACGTCGAGTTCGGGCGTATCTGGTCGTCACTCTCTGAGCAATATCGCAACAACCGGCGGAGCCTTCGTTTCTTCCAGCCCGTCGATCCAGTGCGCCTCGAAGCAGATCGAGCTCTAATCGGAAACGCTGACGGTGATGGCGTCACGATGGGCCCCTCTGTCAATGATATCGCAAATGCTGAAGGATTTGCTCAAGCGGCTAGCGACAGTGCAGATCTCGCCGCCGACAAGGCAAGCGCAGCGACAACATCCGCGAGTGACTCGGCTGCTTCCGCCGTTGTTGCGGCAGACAAAGCCACTGCAGCGGCGTCTAGCGCGACGAATGCTGCCAGTTCCGCAAGTTCCGCCGCGTCTAGCGCGACTGCCGCGTCGACCTCTGAAACGAACGCTGGCAACAGCGCCTCCTCGGCCATCGCTGCCGCAGCTGCAGCTGCCGCCTCGGAAACGAACGCGGCCGCATCGGCAGCCGCAGCACAGGGTTTTTCCAACTCTGCATCGACCTATGCTATTGCAGCGGGAACCTCAGAAACCAACGCAAGCGCAAGCGCGGCGGCTGCGGCGGTGAGCGCTGCGGATGCGTTCAACGCGGCCACAACGGCATCTGCGGTGGCGGATGCTGTAAAGTTCACATTCAACACTGTGGCTGACATGAAAGCCTCCGTTGCCTTGCAGATTGGCGATGTTGTGGCGACACGCGGCTATCACAATGCGGGCGATGGCGGCGACGCGCTGTATACGATTGTCGCAAACGGAACTGGCACTGCGGATGACGGGTCTTATCACAACCTGACCGGCATTGCGGCGCAGGCTGAACTCATCTTTTCGCAGGGTATCAAAGCCGAATGGTGGGGCTGTACCCTGCCCGCCAACGGGGTTCCGGTCGATCGAGCGGCGGAGTTCAATGCGGCGTTTGCGTTTTCTGCAGACCTCTCTCGTGACAGCCGCTCGGACCCGCAAACCAACATGCTCTTCACCTGTGACGCTGATTTCTTGTCGAGTGAGACGCTGCAGCTTCGCAAGTCGAGCGACAGCAACTGTGAGGTGGATGTTTACATCACTGCCAAGATTAAGGCCACGACCGGCGGTGGGCTCGAGAGTCACTTCGGCGGCACGTTTGTCAGCGGCGGTGTTCCTGTCACCACAAGCCTTGCCACTCCGGCTCTGCCTCTTTTGAACATCCGGTGCCGCCGGTCGCAGATGCAGTTTGCGGAGATCGACTGTAACTTCCTTTGCTCTGGCATTCGCTACCACGGCGCGGGCGGCTCTACTTGTGCCGGCCAAGACCTCTACCATTTCCGCGATTACGGGCACTTGACCCTGAGCCGTTCGAACAATGCACTTGTGGTCCGCTGGAACAACGTGAAGCAGTGGTTGCTCGGCAGCGAGGACAGCAACGACTTTGGCGGTCGCATGGCTTCTGGGGGCAACACGAACCAAAACAACTATACGGGCAACTGCTACGTTGCCATGCAGAAGGACCATCGCCTGTGGGGCGGGCATTGGGGGTGGAGCCGCTGCGCTGTTCTCTTGATGGACCAGTACCCGAACCGGGATGCATACGGCGAGGACAAGTATTATGATGGTTTGTCAAGCGAGCCCAACTTCACAGAGACGTCCAGCGGCACTGGCGATGTTTATCTCTACGGCCTTCATTTCATGCAGGGCTTTGGCGGTAACGCATCCAGCCCTCGTTTCGATAACGTGGAAAAAGGCGGGCCGATTGACCTCGAATGTTTCAACAAGTCCAACGCGGCCTACGTGATCGGGGCGGATTTCGACGCGGGTACGATCCAGCTTTACGGTGATAGCATCCGCTTCGCGCCGGGGTGTTCCTTCATCTCTGGTGGCACCAACAAGTTTCCGAACGACAGCGGCAATGACGCTGACCGCGTGGTGGTTGTCGATCCGCGCTGCCGCATCTATGCGGACGGTTCCGGCAACCCGAGTTCTGGGATCATCGGCGCGGTTCCAGGCATGACTGTCGGAGTCTTCCCCCGTGCAGGCTACTCCAACTTCGGTGGCGATTACACTGAGTGGAACAAGCTGAACCAGCCGACAGGTGGCGTCGGTACGCTGAATTTTGACACGTTCCTGACGTTTGACGCTGCGGGCCGTGACGCTCGGGGAATTCCCGCAGCACTTGCGACCAACAAGGTTCCGACAAGCGCAAGCGTCAATGACCTGTATATCGTCGCGCAGGACATGGACGTATTGACGGACAACTCGATTGTGCTTCGCGGCGCTGGCGGAACCGTGGCCTTCCCGCTGAACCGGGGTGACTATGTCATCATCACGGCTACCTATTCGGGCAACACTAACCGCGATTGGCTGCCGGGCTCCATGGTGCGGACTGAATATGGCGACGTGCAGGCACGTTCTTCCTCTTACGAGGTGAACAAGAAGCGGCTGGAATATAACCTGTATCCGCGCGACGACACGGACACACCTGACGAAGTGAATTATCGACCCGGCGGGAAGTTCATCCGGGAATACACTGTCGGCAGCATTACCGCCCGTGTCGAGACGGACGGGGATAGCTGGCGCTTTGCGAATGACGGTGCGCCGTTCAACTTCTACATCGGAAACAACAACAACGGTATCTCGACCGAGAGCGGCAATCTGTACTTCATGGCGGGCGAGGCGCGTGTTGTTGAGATCAACGGGCAAGGTCGTATCCTCCCGGTGAACACTGCTGATAGCCGCATTGGTACGTCTGGCAACAAATGGGAGGACGGCTACTTTAAGGCGTTCAACACCGACTTCCTGCGCGTTCAGAAAGAGGTGGATGAGGGGCAGATGCGCATCGGTTCGTTCCGGCAAGGGGCGAACTACTACAATGCGGGTATCGTGTTCGATACGCCACGCGGTGACACTGCTGACGGGGCACAGCAGTTTGGGCGGGGAATGCTCGTATCTGTCGGGAACCCCACTGGAAATGAGCCTATTTTCTGGATGTCTACGCGGACTGCCGGGGCAGGGGTTAACTCAACTGACGCACAGATCAAAGACTACAACAGCATGGGCATCCGCTTGTCGCTGGACCTGCAGGTCTGGAAGAACAACACAAAGTTGTTCGAGGTGGATACGGTCGGCAACGTCAACGTAACTGGTAACGCCAACGTCGCGGGCAAGGTGAAGCTGAAAAGCTGGAACATCGGTACGCGCGGCGCTGATATGAGCGTATCCGGCGGGGCGCTTTCCGCCATACCGGACAGTCAGTATCACGTCCTTGAAGTAGGCACGCCGCAGGATGTGAACGTCATCGACGCGACCAACGCTGAGAGCGGAACCGTCCTGATGTTCACGCGTACCAACGCCAGTGCTGACATCACCTTCAAGACCGGGGTGAATAACATCGAGTGTGGTGTTGATCGGGTTTTGAGCAACCAGCATTCCACTATCGCATTCATCCGTTCTGGGACGAAATGGAAGCTGCTGCACTTCGAGGCGAACTGACATCATGAAGAAGTTCATCAAGAACAACCGCAATCGCGCTGACCTCTATCATGTAGCGGTTCCGTTGACATTGGCGCTGCTCATGGCCCCGCAGAGCTTAGCGGGCAGTGCTGTGTTTCTACTGGTATGGGGTCTTATTCGCTGGAGTGGGCATGGCTGAAGATGGCGAGAAATTCCCGTGGATCCGCGCAATCTCAATTATCGCCGTCATCGCATTGTTTGTCGCAGATTTCGCTTTCGACATCATGGCGAAGAAGCCGCCGCTCTGGGCCTATCTGGTTCCTGGCTTGCTGGCTTTAGGCATTGAAGCACGCGCGGTTGGCCGGTTGCTCATGCAGGTAGTGCGTGCCGCAGCCAAGGTTCCTAGTGAGGAGAACGACACATGAAACTGGCAATTGTTGTCGGTCACAACCACGTGGCTCAAGGCGCTGTGCGTCCCGATACAGGTGAGACTGAGTATGTCTGGAACCTAGACCTCGCGCGCATGATCGAGGATGAGGCTCAGGACTTTCGCGAGATCCAGGTGAAGGTGTTCAAGCGTCAGCCAGCGCGATCTTACACCGAGGAGATCGGCCGAGTTTATGATCAGGTGGATTTCTGGGATGCGGATACCTCGTGCGAGCTGCATTTCAACAGCCACACCAGCCGGATTGCCACGGGCACCGAGGTTCTGTCCTCTGGCTCCCGCAAGTCTCTGGCCTTCGCTGAGGCGATGCAGGGGCGCTTGATTGAGGCGCTGAATCTGCGGGACCGCGGCGTTAAGATCCGTCGCAGCGGGCGAGGTTCTGAAAGCCTGATGAGTGGGCAGGCGCCTGCCATCTTGATTGAACCGTTCTTTGGATCATCCCCACGCGGGCAACAGGCCACGGATGAACCACACGAAAAGCGTGCTATCGCCCGTGCGGTGCTGCTGGCCGCCAAGGATGCGTTCCTGTGAGCCGATACCTCGCCATAGGTGCCATGAGCCTTGCTGTCCTCTGTATGGGGGTGGCGGGCTTTATGCTTTGGCGGAACGGGAAACTGCGCGAGGATCTGGGGGCCGCCGAACGGGCGCTTGCCGTGGCCGAGAGGCAGGCACAGGACGCAGCAGAGGCAGCCCGTGTACTGGATGCACACCTCAGCCGAATGGAGGAAGAGCGCCGCGATCGTGATGCGACCGTACGCCACCTTCGCAACCAGGAGGGATACGATGCGCCGCTGTCTGATTTTCTGCGCGATGCTTATGACCGCATGTAGCCGCGAGCCAGTCTATGTGGAGCGCGAGATCCCCAAGGCTCTAATCACGCCCTGCGCGGAGCCGGTGAAGGGACCGGCTACTGAGGGTGGATATGCTGAATTGGCTCTGGGCTGGAAGCACAGCTCTCGGTGCAACGCCGACAAGCTGGATCGGATAGGCACGCTGTTCAGCGATCACAATCAGCCGCAGTAG